TGTTTTTGTGTTTTTTTGAATTCTACTAGAAGTGTGTCCTAAAAACTCCATACTACTTTTTTGTTTTTTTTGTTAATAAATAAATTAATTACAATACAAATGTAGCACTTTTAATTGTATAAAAAAAAATTTTTGATATTTTTTCTACAAAAAAAAATTATTCATAGAAATTATAAAAAATTTTTGGCGCAAAAATGTCTGAATCAGAATAGTTTAACTCATATTCATAACCAAAATATGAAATGTCATAATCAAAACTTTTAATGACGAGTCCTGTTGGGTCAAGAAAGAATATTTTACAAATATTCATTTTTTTATAATTCTCAACCCATTCATGTATATGCAAAAACGGCTCTAAAACAATAAAAGAATTATTTTTATTAGATTTAATTTGTATAGATTTGATTTTTGACGAATCTATAAATGTGTCTTCATTGTCGTTTTCTAGTTGAACCAAAAATCTATTTTTAATTAATGGTTCAAAGGAAAGTGATTGAAATTCTATAATATTATTATATGAACCCTTTATTGGCTGTTCATATTTGTTTGTTTCTAATATTAACTTTCTTTTTCTTCCTTTTCTCATACATTAAACTCTATCTTTATATTTTAGAATTTTTTGCATTTTAATTGGAGTTAATATAAAACCGTTTTCTAATGTAATGGAGAAATTTTTAGAAATTGCCTTATCTAAAAGTTCAAAACTCAATCTTGTATCGCCAATTAAAAACCCTCTATTTGTAAATTTAACAGTAAAAGGACTTGCTGTATTAGCATCAAATCTAACAATCAATTCTTTCTTTTTTTGTAAAGCAGGTTTTTGTTGAACTGAACTTTGTTGAACTGGTACAACCTTTTTTGTTTGCTGAACCTTTTGTATAGGATTTATCTGTAAAGCCTCTGGTATTACGGTTGAAGTTTTTGATTTATTTTTTTCAAAATCTTTTTGTTGAGTTTCAAGATTTTTTAATTGTTCCTCAGAAGCCTTTAATTGTTTTTTTTCATCTTCCAAATCTGATTGTGTAACTTTAACGTCTTGGTCTGCCAATTTTTTTTCTTCTGGGTCTTTTATTGCAGTTTGAACTTGTTTTTTTGCTTGTAACTTAGTTGTGATTGTTTTTATTTTATCTTTTGTATTTGTCAGATTATCTTCAGCCTGTTTAATAGAATCTTCAAAAGAAAATTCTTTATCTTCTTCCTTAAGATACTTAAGAGCTTCATTCAAAATAAATTTGTCTATTTGATTCTTGCTTAACATAAAAGATGTTTAGTAATATTATAAATATAAATAGTTAAATAAAACAAAAAAGAGCACTTATAGCGCTCTTTTTTATTATTGATTTTATTGACCCATTAAACTATTATAATAATCATTCCAGATTTTTTCTTCTTTTCTTTTTATGGCCTCTTTAAGTTCTTTTTTCTGTTCGAGGTGTTTTTTGGCAATTTTTTTTCTTTCTAATCTTTTTTTACCTTTCTTAACTGCTCTCCTCTTTGTAATTGCTGTATTTTTTGGCTTTTTCATAATTTATATTTTTATAATAGCAATATATAATTTTTTTTGATAAAGTAAATAAAAAATTATCTTTTATTTATTTCATCACGAATTTTAGCAGCAGCTTCATAATCTTCATTTTCTAAAGCATTACCAAGAGCGTCATTAAGTTCATCTATATTCATTTGAGCAAAATTAACATTTCCTAAATTGTTATCTTCACCAGCTTCAGGGACTTGCAATCTTGGGTCTTCATTATTTATAGCGTCTAAAATATCTTGTGCATTAGGGGCTCCTTCTATATAATCTTCTGGAGCTGGCTGTTCACCATTATTTTCTTCCACATAATCATTAATATCTTCTTCCAGTTCATCTAACATAGCTTCAAGCCTTTCGATTGCTCTAGGACCATTATGAAGTATGTCATCCATTATACTTAAAAATTCATCTGGTGGCAACATTCCTAATTCATACAATAAATGAGATACTATAGTATAATCATCCCCTCTATCATGAACTATATAATCAATTGCATCATGCATTTTTTTCCAAACTCTTGGTCCAAGAAGTTTCATCCAATGTTCTTCTTGATATGAGTCAGCTCTTTTCAATACTGCTTTCTGAACTCTTGCAGTCATTTGTTCTAAACTATAAGCAAATATATATTCAACTACAGACTTAGCAACTTCATGCAATAATATTGGAAACAAATAAGCTGATGCCTCAGCTCCAGTAACTTGTCTCATAGGAGCTTCTTCTTCTTGCTCTTGTTCTTGTTCTTGTCCCTGCTCTTCTTCTGGCTCCTGCTCTTCTTCTTCAAACTTCAATTCAGATTTACCCATATTAGTTCTCATGCCAGTTTGAGTAGGGTCAAAAGACCAAACCATAAGTTCAGCAGTTGGCATAATTCTCATATATAATTCATAAAGTTCTGGATTTATCGCCTGAACTTCAGCTCTTATATCTTGAATAGTCTTGTGACTTCTATATCCAGCACCCATTGACAATAAGTTTTGCATAACTCTTTTGTCTACATGCTTTTTGATTAACTCTTGTTCTTCTGGTGTAAAATCATCTTCTAAAGTCTGCTCTAACTGTTGTTGTAAATCCATCCCAGAATCATCTTCTACATCCATTCCACCTTGTCCCATAGGCTTTAAAGAAGCTTCAATTTTTTCCATGATTCTATCTTCTACACCAAAAGTTCTTTGTACAGTATCTAAAGCTAATCTTTCTAGAGCATCTCTATGTCTTTGCTCTAACATACTTGCCATCATAGCTGTTTGCATTAAATTCATTCCATTTAATATACCAGCTTCTCTTGCATTTCTCAAAACTTCATTAAATTCCTCTGTAGCTAATCTTGAAATGGTTTTAAAATCAGGCTCTCCTCTTTGAAAAATTTCCATATGTTTAAATGGAGTATATTCAGATTCTTCTTCACCTGAAAATCCTGACTTTATATTTGGATTAATATACCTATTTGCTGAAGCTTCATCTTCTGGTCTCATAGGAGCTTCATTTATTAGTCTTCTATATTTATTATATTCGTCTAACGCTTTAAATTTCCTTTCTAAATCATATCTATTATCTAACTTATAAGATTCTTTTTGAATTTTTGCAACTACTGGATTTTTACCTTTTTTTACAGCTTTTGTCTTAGGTTTCTCATGAATGTTTGGGTCTCTTTTGGGAATTCCTTTTGGTTTTTCACCTTTATCAGTACCTTTTTCTGTTTCAGTTTTTTCTGGTGCGTTTACTTCACTTTCAGCCATTTTCTTTTTAGCCAACTCTTTCTGTATTGCCTCTCTTATAAGTTTTTTTAAATCTTTTTTGTCCATTTTAAATAATATTTTATCTAATATAATATAAATATATAAAAAAAAAATGAGTCACAATATGTAACTCATTTTATAATTAAAAATTTTCAAGATAAGTTTTTAAAAAATTCTCTATAATCATCCCAGCCTTCCCAATTATGTCTTTTAAATGCTCCTTCTGGAGACTTTGGCATTTTATTGTCTAAATCTCTACATCTATTTCTGTAATTAGACTTATGGCTATAATTCATAGTTTACGAGCCGCATGATATGCAATTTTCGGGAGAATCTAACGAACAGGTCAATTGAGACATTGCATCAGCCTCTTCATTTGAAATGTCTTTTGATACACTTAATTCAACTTTGTTTTCTTCAACAAAATTAGAAGTTACGTTTAATGTTTCAACTTTTGTTTCAACAACTTCTTCGGCTACTTCTATACTATTTACATTTTCTCCAAGAGATTTTTTTGCTTCAGTCTTAGCATTACTTCTTAAATAATACATTCCAGTTTTAAGTCCCTTTTTCCAACCATAAAACAATGCTTTATTTAATTTAGCAACATTTGCATCTCTCATAAATAAATTAAGTGACTGAGATTGACAAATAAATACACCTCTATCAGCAGACATATCGATTAGATTTGAAAGCTTCATTTCCCATGCTGTCTTATAAACTTCTTTAATTTGTTCTGGGATGTTTGGTATATTTTGAACAGACCCATTTTCTTTAATCATATTAATTCTAACAGAATCATTCCATAAACCTAAATCTATCAAATCCAAAACTAAATGTTTGTTTACAACAACAAATTCACCTGAAAGTACATTTCTTCTATAAATATTTGAAGTAAAAGGCTCAAAGCACTCATTGTTTCCTAAGATTTGAGCCGTAGAAGCAGTTGGCATAGGTGCTAAAAGTAATGAGTTTTTAACTCCATATTTCATTACCATTTTTCTTAGCTTATTCCAATCCCATCTCCCAGAAAGCTCTTCATCTTTTAAGCCCCATAAATTAAATTGGAATTTACCTTCAGACAGAGGAGAACCAACAAAAGTTTCATAAGCACCATCTGTAGTAGGTCTGTCTTCAAAGTTATCTAAATTCTTATAATCTTTTTTGGCCATATCATTTGATGCAGTCATTGCTGCAAAGTATATAGTTTCAAAAACATCTTTATTTAATTGTTTTGCCTCTTCTGATTCAAATGGATAACCTAAGATTGCAAATAAATCTGCAAGACCTTGAACGCCAATTCCTATTGGTCTATGTCTCATATTTGACCTTTCAGTCTCTGGTGTTGGATAATAGTTCTTATCTATTACCTGATTTAAATTTACTGCTGTTTGATATGAAACTTCATACAATTTTTCAAAGTCAAATGTTCTAAGTGATTTATCTTTTGATTTTGATTTTCCAGCTGGTATAACGACAAACTTAGGTAAAGCAATAGAAGCTAAATTACAAACTGCAGTTTCTTTATCATCTGTATATTCAATAATTTCTGTACATAAATTTGAAGATTTAATAGTGCCTAAATTCTTTTGATTAGATTTATTGTTTGCAGCATCTTTATATAACATATATGGAACACCAGTTTCTATTTGGTTTTCTAAAATTTTTGCCCACAACTCTCTTGCTTTAATAGTTTTTTCGCCCTTACCTTCTAGTTCGTATTTTTCATAAAGTTCTGTAAAAGCTTTTTTATCATCAGAATCATAAGCATCTATAAGTCCAGGAACTTTAGCAGGGTCAAACAAAGTCCAGCTACCGTCTTCTTCAACTCTCTTCATGAATAAATCTGGAGTCCAAAGTGCCAAAAACAAGTCTCTTGCTCTTAACTCTTCTTTTCCGTGATTCTTTTTTAGGTCGATAAACTCTTCAATATCAGCATGCCAAGGCTCTAAATATACTGCAATAGAACCTTTTCTTTTTCCTCCACCTTGGTCTACATATCTTGCAGTCTCATTAAAAACTTTCAACATTGGTACAATACCGTTTGAAATTCCATTTGTACCTTTAATATAAGAACCTTTACTTCTGATTTTATGTATATTTAAACCAATACCACCAGCAGTTTGAGAAATTAAAGCACAATCAGAAAGAGTTTTATAAATTCCTTTAATAGAATCTGACTCTACATCCAACAAGAAACAACTTGACATTTGTGGTTTTCTTGTTCCAGCATTAAATAATGTAGGTGTAGCATGAGTAAAAAATCCTTGTGACAATAAATCATAAGTTTTTTGCACTTCTTTTAGATTATCGCCCCAAATACCAATAGCAACTCTCATATACATATGCTGAGGAGTTTCAGCAACATTACCATTTATTTTTAATAAATAAGCTCTTTCTAATGTTTTGAATCCAAAATATTCAAAATCGAAATCTCTATCGTGAATTATCATTGATTCAATTTTATTATGATACTTTTTTACTACCTCATAAACTTCATCTGAAATCATCCCAGCACTTAAGTTAGTATTTGGGTCAATATAATGATACAAATCTTCAATAGTTTCTTTGAAGCTCTTTTTTGTATCTTTCTTTAATGCGCTTATTGCTATTCTTGAAGCTAGAATGGAATAGTCTGGATGTATTCTTGTCATTGCTGCCGCAGTTTCCGCTGCAAGTTTATCCAACTCTTTTGAAGTTACACCATCATAAACTCCTGAAATAACTTTTTGTGCTACCTCTAAATAGTCAACATACTCAGAGTCTAAATCATAAGTTTGTTTTTTAATTCTTGAAGAAATTTTATCAAATTTTACTGTTTCTTCTGTACCGTCTCTTTTTATTATTCTCATTTTATTTTTGTATTATTATATTAAAAATCATCATCATTTCCATCAAAACTAATTACGTTTTCCTCAACCTTTACGCCAACTCCAGACTTTGCGTAATCGGCAACTCTTTTTTCGAAGAAATTAGTTTTATTTTCAAGAGCAATATTTGCCATGAAATCAAAAGGGTTCTTAGAATTGTACATAGGTTTACAACCCAAATCAATCAATAAATTGTCTGTAACATATTCTAAATATTTTTTCATTAACTCAGCATTCATACCAATCAAACTAACAGGTAATGACTCTGTTATAAATTCTTTCTCAATTTCAAGAGCAGAACTTAAAATTTCTCTGATTCTTTCTTCTGAAACTTTGTTAATTAAATGTTTATTATGTAGATGAATTGCAAAATCACAATGCAAACCTTCATCTCTTGAAATTAATTCGTTTGAAAAGCTTAATCCAGGCATAAGACCTCTGCTTTTAAGCCAAAAAATAGAGCAAAAAGAACCAGAAAAGAAAATGCCTTCTACTGCTGCAAAAGCTATCAATCTTTCAGCAAAACTTTCTGATTCAATCCATTTTAGAGCCCATTCTGCTTTCTTCTGTACGGCTGGTATTGTCTCTAAAGCATTGAACAACTTATCTTTTTCTTCTTTATTTTTAACATATGTATCAATAAGTAATGAATAAGTTTCAGAATGAATATTTTCCATTGCTATTTGAAAGCCATAAAAAAACTTTGCTTCTGGATATTGAACTTCACTAACAAAATTTTCAGCCAAATTTTCATTAACAATTCCATCTGATGCAGCAAAAAAAGCTAAAATATTTTTAATAAAATATTTTTCATTATCGTTAAGCTTTTCCCAATCAGTTAAATCTTGCTGTAAATCTATTTCTTCTGCAGTCCAAAAACTAGCTTCTGCTTTTTTGTAAAAATCCCATATATCTGCATATTGTATTGGAAAAATAACAAATCTATTTGGATTAGTCTTTAAAATTGGTTCAATAAATGTTTTGTTTTCTAAATTGTTATTCATAATTATTATTCTTTAATTTTAATTGTCTGCAAATATAGTTATAAATTAAGTTTTAATAAAAAATTATAACCTATTTTTTTAATATTTTTTTTTTACAGGGTTTTAATAAATAAGCTTTATTTTGAATAAAGCCCATTTAACTTTTGTGTACTTTTTAACCATAACTTCCACAAGGTCAGCAGGTCGTTTTTTTTGTGAAAAAGTTATCTTTTTACTTTTTCTAAAACTTTTGAAGAATATTCTTTTTCTTTAGAAATTAGCCTGTAAAAAGGTCTAAAAAATAATGATATATCATGATTGAACATGTGCATATTAAAACCGTCTTGCGCAACCATTCTCATAGCATTTTGTATGCCTCTGTCTTGTTCTGCATCTGGCATAATTATCATACAGCTTAATATTTCATCTATTTCATCGATTGCCTTTTGGTTTACCATAGGCTTTTTTAAATTCATCAATTCTCTGTTTAGTTCCAGAACCCTTCTACCTTCTATTATTTTATCATATATTTTTAGATTCTTTTCTTTTTTCTTCTCTTCTGCTTCTTTGATAAGCATATCTAAATTATATTTTTCGTCAAAAAATCTTGGAAAATATGTTTTTAAATTTTTAAGACCAACACCTTTTACTCCATCGATATTATCAGAATCATCACCTTCAAAACATTTGAAAAATAATGCATTTTTATGAGTATAGCCAAATACATCTTTAAAATTTTGTATAGTTATCAACTTACCGTCAGAAGGTCTTATAACTGAAACGTTTTCGTCTATTAATTGATGAAAATCTTTATCACTACTATAAATTAGAATCTGGGAGTCTTTGCTTCTATTTTTTACATATAAACCCAATAAGTCATCAGCCTCAACATATTCCACTTCAACTTGCCTAATGCAAAGTTCTTCAAGATAGTTTTTAACTTTTATTTTTTGTTTTAATCTACTGTATTTTCTGGCCTTTTCTTCATCAATCTCTTCTTCTGTAAAATAATAAGATTCTTCATCCCATGATTTATTTTCTCTATTGCCTTTATACATTGGATAGATTTCTTTTCTAAAAACGCCAGACATAATGCCGTCCCAAAAAACGACAACTCTGTCTGGCATTGTTTTATCAACTATAGAACGTAAACTATCCAAAAAGCCATATGAACCTCCACAATGTTCTCCTTTAGAAAAAAGGTCTTGCCTTTTCATAAAGTTTCGTTTGAGATTCCACTCTCCGTCAATTAAAAGTTCTTTCATTACTTACCACTATATTTACTCCAATCGTCATCATATCTCAACTCCCAATCTCCTCTGTGCTCTTTCTTGTAATTATTTAAATCGGCAGTAGTATCTTTAACAAACCCGTGAGCAGTACACAAAATCTTACCTTTAACAGATATATTTGTTATGTGATTTTTTTCTACTACAATAGCAGTTTTGATTGCGAATGCCACATCAATACCATCTTTTGTTGCATACACTTTTGTTGAGTTAGAAATTATACCTCCCATTCTTACAACAAGACTGGCAGCCTTTGAAATTCCTTTACCACCATAAGGTATTAACATGTTTGCGTTTGTACCCTCATATGCGTGATTAACGATAAGCATTGTAGCACTATAAGGAAAGTCTGCTCTTTTTGTAGCTGAAATTTGTTTTTCTATAACCCTATGTATTTGTTGAGTAAGAACTTTTGCAGTTTTCATAATTGCGCCATCTTCATCTTTTTCAATAGCTGCTCTTTCTGCCTTACTCACAACGTTACCAATTGAATCTACAATAACTAAAATATCGGTTGGTAAATTACCTTCTCTTTGGTCCTTTAGTCTTTCTCGAACAAATTTCATTATATCCTCAACTTCTTCAATTGAATCAATATATAACATATCTTCTTGAGATATTCCCATTTCAAGAGCATGTGACCAATTAAACTTCTTTTCAGTATTAATGAAAATTGGTAATATATCATTTTCTATAGCGCCCTTTGCGGCTTCTAAAGCAAATGTTGATTTACCTGAATCTGGATGTCCATAAACCATTGTTATACCATACATTGGTACGCCAGGCAACTGAGTGGTATCTTGAAAAGCTCTGCTCATCGGAATCCATTCATCTTCTTTGTAAATGACTTCTTCCAAATCTAAATTTTTTCTATAATCATTTATTGAAAAAACTTTCTTTTCTTTAATTTTTGGTGTTTTTACCTTTGAAGCTTCTAAGTTTTCAACTTCACTTTCTTCTTTTTTTGTTCTAGCCATTTTTTAAAATATTAATTGTTTTTTCGCCTTAAGCGTTTTGATTTGGATTTTCATCAACAATTCCTAATGATTTATTTAAAATTTTCTTTATAGCATCATAAGGTAATTCTATAAAAACTTCATTTAATTGATTAACTGAATTTCTTAAAATACTTATTTTTTCTTCATCAGGCTGTCCATTACTTAAAGAAATTAAAGGCGTTTTCATTGGGGCTGGCATAATTGAAACGCTGTCAGCATCAGAAGGAAATTCTACTTGCAAATCATTTCCTTGATAAATATCAGCTATATCTCCATAATATTTATTTTTTGCAAGACCAGCTATTACATTTAAAACTGTTTTTGGAAAACCCCACCATCTTACACCTTCATGTTCTTTACCTCTTACAATAATAGGTAAAAAGTGTCTTGTTTTTGACTCTTTCTTCTTTTTGTCATCACTATCTGGTTGAGTATTTAAATGCTCACAAATAGGACATGGTCGTCCATACTGAGTAGGACAAACTACCATTTTAGATGCACCAATATTCCAATGGAAATCCATTTTCTGATAGGCCTTACCTAAAATTGGTGGTACAACTCTAATTTCTTCTCCTTGGGGAACTTTTCCAGGTTTTGGATTGTAAGTAGCTTCTTTTAAGTCTACTTTCTTTTTGTTGTTTTTGAAACCTTCTTGGTTTGCTTTTTCTACGTCACTCAAAAACTCATTGATGTCCATTCCAGTAGAAGAACTTTGAGTTTGTTGAGATGAACCCATTCCACCACCAAACTGTGGGGAAATGCTCATTTCTCCTTCATTCATTTTTTTCTCTTTTAATTTGTTTTAATCAGTCTAACCAGCTATAAAAAGCCATATGACCGTATAATAAACCCTCAACAGAGTCTTTATTATAAATAGAAATTAATTTTAATTTCTTAATACAAATCAAAGAAAAAAATACCTAAAATGCAAGTTGTTTTATGATTTTTTTAAAAAAATATTTTATCTTTTCTTTTTTAGTAGGCTCAAGTTTGTATAATAAAAAAGATATATATTGACTAGCACTATAAATGTATAATAAATCTTTTAATGTTTTTTTACTAAATATATAACCATTTAAATTTAACCCTTCTTTCTTTTCTATAAATAAAAATTTACCACTATAATTTAATATATATTTTTTATTTATAACAGATATAAACCATTCATCATTATTATTATAAAGAATAAAATAATAATCTTTATCATGTTTATAATTAAACAAATAAATTCCTTCTAAAAAAAATTTTTTTTCAGGAATTTTTACATAAACTTTTTCGAATTCTCTTAACATTCTGAATAATTTTTACCACAAGAAACTTCAACATCAAATATCATATCATTATATCTTGATAATATATTTTTTATTTCTTCAACAGCCCCTTCATCTTCTGGAGAAATATCTAAAACAAAAGAATCGTGAACTTGAAACATAAAAGATGATTTTTTATTTTTTAACCATTCTTTTATCTCATTAATTTTGTCCACAACTATATCGGCAGCAGTTGATTGAACGTAATTATTAAAAGCCGCATAAGATTTATTAGGTTTAATTAAAATGCCAAAAGGATTTATTATATATCCCAACTCTTTATAAACACTATTTATATATTCAGAAGTGTTTAATATTGGATTCAAAAAAGCTTTTACATCTTTTATAGCCTCTTCTACATTTATTGATTTATCTTTTGACAATATTTCAGATATTAATTTATCACCTCCACCATATAATATTGTGTGATTTATATTTTTAGCAATGTTTCTTTGTTCATTTGTTATGGAATCTGTTTTAAAAATTGCCTTTGCTGTATTGTAGTGTAAATCAGAATTCATATTTTTTATTATAAATTCTTCATTTCTTGTTAGATACATTGAAAGCCTTGTTTCAAAAGATTTGTAATCAAATAACGCTATTTTTCCATCTTTATATCTGGAAACTATTGATTTTCTTATAGAGCTTTCTTTTGGAATCATTTGAGGGTTAAATGAATCTGTACAATTTATACGGCCTGTAATTGTTCTTTTATCAGAATATCTAAGCTTCAAATATTTCCTGTCTCCTTCCCATGTAAAACTTATTTTTTCTGAAGCATTAAAACTTTTATCAAAAAATATTTTGTTTTCAGAAAGCCAAGAAGTTATTTTATCCTTTTTTGCTTGTCTTTTACATGAGTTTAATTCATCTTTTGTTATCTGATTGTTTTCTGATATTATTTTCATTAACAAAGGTATATGCTTATGCATATCTTTATTTAAAAAAATAGAATTAAAATCTTTAGGTTCTATATAAATATTGTACTTAGACCAAAATATGTTTTCTATGGTCATAACATCTCTTATGTTTTCTAAATTTGTATATTTAGATAAATTGTAATAACTAAATATTGTACATTCAAGTCTATTAATTATTTCTGTCATTAAAAATTTAACATCCTTTTCAACAAACTCTAAACTAGGCAAACTTATTGCATAAGTATTTTTGTTATTATAAAGATAACAAACATTTTTATGAAAATAAATAAAAGACCTTTGTGTTCTATCTATGCTTTTCGATAAAAAATCCTTAAATTCACCATCCAATATAAAATCGTAAGAAATTATATTTTTATTGAAAAATTTTTTTATAGAATATTCAAAAAAAGATTTTATATCATTTTGACTTTTTTCCTTGTTTTCAGTTATGCTATATGTCCAAAACAAGTTATCATCTATTTTTGAACTGGAAATGTTTTGATTGGGAAACTTTTCTTTAACATAATTCCATCCAACAATTAAAGTTGGAATATTTATTTCATCTTTAAAATCTTCTTTTAAAATTATATCTACAGAAAAGTCTCTATAATTAGAATTAATATACTCTAAATCTTCAGAAGTATATGGAACTATTTTGCAAATCTTAATTAGACTATTAAGCATATTGCAAATGTAAATCAAAAAGTTAAATAAAACAAATTTTAAGACCTACCATTAAAAGAGTTTGCTCCTACCTCTGATTTTGTATAACTTTTTGCAGCAGATTCAACACTTTTCTTGTTTCTATTATTGTTCATTGGTACTCCGACAACTGTAACATCATTATGGAATCTTAATATATTTTGATGAATACCCAATCTATGTCCTCTAGAATAAGACCAATGTATCCAAACAGATTGAGGGTCTCTTGTTTCAAACAATATTTGGTCCCATTCATAATTATTAATTCTTAAAAACTGCATTAATGCGTTAAACAACTCATATGTATCATTTAATTTTTTAAGTTTATCTCCAGAGAAACCAAAATCTACAGCTTCTCCTCTATTGTGTTGAGAACCACCTGTACCAGGCCTAATTGTTGAGTTTATAGTTATTTTTTTCTTCCATTGAGGATAGTTTTTGTCTAAGAATATTGCAAAATTTCTCCATCTATCAACCAAAAACTCATTCATATGTTTAACGAGTGTACTTGGAGGTAATTGATTTTTTGTAGGAATTGTTGGAGCAAACTTGCTTGTACTAACAAAATAACCTGCTACTTCTTTAGGTATTTCTATTTTAGTTGTTGAAACCTGCTCTCCAACTGGAACAGAATCAGAAACAACTTCCGAATCACTAACTAAATTAGCGCTTTGACTTCCAACTGCTTGAGTTGTAAATCCAGAAGAGTTTGCGCTTGACTGTACTTGACCTCCTGAAGTTTCCTCTAATGGTGCATCTTTAGAAGCTTTAGCTGCTTCTCTATAATCATCTAATGTAATAGGTGGTATACCTCCATATGTATTACCGCCATATCTCATTTTTATTCCTTCAAAATTAGTGGTCATATCATTTGGCGTAATATTATGAGACACTTTTATTATTTGATAAAGACCAGTAAAAATAGTATGGTTTCTTAAATAGAAAAACTGCATAGGAGATATTTGTGCATTTCCTAAAGTTTCCAAATTTGCCTTATAACTTCTTCCTTCAAATACCGACAATAAACTACAGTCTGTTGTTACTGTTCTATTTTTGTTTTCATTATCAACTATTCTTTGTAAATTAACAATACTTTCAGCAGTTACTTTGTTTTCATCAGTTCCAACAGTTACATTCTTTATAATTTTATTTGTTGGGTCTCCAAATGATACTGGGAATGCCTCTACTTTAAAGTTTTCTAAATCTTTTGATGAACTTAATGAATTGTTTGATTTATCTGCTAAATTCCTACTTTCAGGAGTAGGCATGAACATTACTTGGAAAAAATTTCCTATTTTAGGTTCAAAAAAATCTTGTGGACTAAATATATCTTCAATTTTATTATATCTAGCATTTCCAGCTATAGGAATAAAAGTAAAATTATTTTTTGAACACAATTGTTGCAATACATTTAAAACTGTTGTATTTGCTTTTGCTTCATATAAAGGGTCTATATTAATTAATGCGTCTGCTACATTTATATCATTTGCACCAATTGCTTGTAATGGATAGTCATACCTAAATCCTCCTCCAGCGACAGAACCATCATTTCTTTCACTTGCACTTGGAGTGCCATCTCCTCTTAGAGTTGTTCCGTAGACTTCTTCTAAAACTTTTGCAATATTAGGAGTAAGTGTTGCAGGATTACTTGGTTCATTTATTCTTTCGCCACCAAATTTACCTCCTAATATTTGCCATTGATGATACAAAGTGTGCATTTGTTGATAGATTAAGTCTTCATGTTCACCTGCTCTACCTAATATTTGACCGAATATTTTACTTGTTTCTTCTTGTACCTTTTCTATTTTACCAAGTAATTGTTTAGCGAATTGCCTTAAAAACGCTCTTGCTGCAGCAGCCAAATAATATTCTTCAGTTTTTTCATTGCCTAAACTAATACTAGTAAATAAAGAGCCACATAATGGATAATCAAAAAAATACGAGCCACCATCACCAGCTTGACCATATGCACTAAAAGCTATAGGTTGATTGTTAACATTAATATCTGGATTTGCATATTCTCCATCTACTCCTGGTCCTAAACTTTCAGTAAATAATGCACCTGAAAAATCTAAAAATTCAGGAAAAACATTTAAAACATTTTTACCGCCAGCATCTTGTACTTGAGATAAATTTGTATTTATCCCTCTTGTTCTTCCTGGAAATCCTGTTTGACTTTTTACCCAACTATAATTTATAGCTCTTTTACTTTTTATTACTTTTTCATTTAGAAATTTAAGATGTTCATTTGTTTTGTCGGCAGAAGCTGGGTCTTCTGGGTCTTCCTTTACATCACCTGATGAAAGTATATGTATACCAGCTATTTCTTCGTCCACTTCTTCTGATTGACTTTGTGTTGCTTCATCATCATTTGTTGCAGTATCAGTTTGTGCTGAAGCTGGACTTATTGATTCTCCTATGGCTTCAACATCTTTTGCTTCATTAAATATTACATATTCAGATAAATTATCCATACTTACATCAGTTCTTGTTTGGTCAAGAATAGACTGATTTAAGGAAGAATTTAAACTTGCTTGTAAATTGTGTGCTATATGCATAAAAGTTATTCCATTATAATTAGAATAATATGCATCAGTACTCCAGAAACTGTAACTTGCACTTAAGCTTGGCTTTATAGCTTCTTCACCATCTAAAGCCTGACTTCTACTTCTACCATAGAAAAAATAATTTGGGCCAATGAATTTTTCTAAATATTGTTCAATAGTATAAGCTTCAAAGCCTGCTCTTTTTAATTCTGACCCAATAGAACTATTGTAATTTATTGTGTTTTTTGCCGAATTATATAAACCACCTTTTTTAAACGCATTTAATATTATATCATTTTTTGACATATCAAATACCCTTTTGTCCTTATCCCAAATACCTCTAATTGTTTCAATTATACTTTTAGCTGTACCCTGTGCCAAGCTTGGTATTCCTGGAGTTATCACAACTACTTTTTTTGCTATATTATTACTTGGTATAGAACCGCCTTTAGAGCCTTCCCAATAAACTTGTGTAAGAAACTCTTCTTCTGAATCATCATTTAATATATGATAAAAACCATCTGGGTCTTGTATAACTGAAGACCAAAAAATACAAAACTTTTTTAATTCTTCTAAATCTTGTTTATCTAAATTATTTAAAACTGCATCATCTATATTTTGCAAATCATTATCAGCCATTTTTCTGATATCTTCTGCATCAATTTTTTTATAATTATCTATTAATACTGTAGTTGTTTCTCCGTCATCTTCCATATTACCTGGAAGATTTGGGTCATAACTCCCAGTTAAAAATCCAACTATAGAAGCACGTTTCATTATTATTGAAGCTATAACTTTCCAATCTAATATCTCAGCAAAAGGATTCTCTGATATTACTTCTAAATTATTAATTCTGTGTTTAATATTTTTTGAATCTTCACCAACTTGTGCCTGTAAAGCCTTATTTTCAGCAATACCTGAACTTATTGCGGTTATAAATTCTCTTACGAATTTTTTCTCAAAATCATCAACCCCTAAACCGTCAACTGGAACTTGTTTACTTAAATCTCCATTTTCAGAATTAGAATTTGTAGGCTCAAACTTCATAGGATAGTATCTTCCTATTGTATTTTTTTTAAGAGCATCTTCTCTTTCGTCTATATTATTTAAATACCCTTGCTCTCCAGCATCAAGTATATAACCCATTATAAATGCTGCATCTCTAGCAATTCTAGAAAAAACTTCAGAAATAGTTAATTTTTCAAGTTCTGTCTTATTTTCTTGATATATACCAGCTTTAATAGCATTGTCTATAACATCAATATTTTCTTTAATTCTGGAAGTTAGTTTTTTTGCAGCACTTTCTATTGCTACCCTAGATGAACCTAAATCTTCTCCAAAATTTAAATTGGATACATTAACTCCACCAAAAGCTGCTGCTTTTATTTTTAAATTTTCATCACGCCTTTGATTAGCATTTAAATTTTTAAAACCAGAAATATAATCATCTGGAATATCGTATACAGATTTTTTATTAGATATTGGCTTTTTTATTGTGATATCCTTAAAGTCAGCCAGCGGTCCTCTACCTGGCACTTCGCTAGTTATTTTATTGTCTGGCTCTTCAAAAGAAAAAGTTCCATTAATTAAACCAGTTATTGGGTCAGACTTTAAAAGTTCCAACTTATCCTTTATGCCATCGTACTCTTTTGTTACTTTTTGAGTCTTTTTTTGAACCTTTTTACCAGTATACATTAAATCTATTATACTTTCAGTAGCTTTCTGAAAAGCAGTTGGATTATCTTCTTTTTTAATGCCAGAACTATCAGCTCTTAATTTTTTTGCTGCATATAAATATAAAAAAGGTATATCAGAAAAAAATCCCCATTGATTTGGGACGAAAGATGCTTTTATTGTATAACTTCCATCATCAGAATTATACTGAGTTGATGTAGTTTTCATATTTAATAACCAAGTAACTGGAGCTCCTAAATAACCTTTAAATGTAAAAACAAATTTTGGAGGTGGCCATTGGAAAAGAGCGGAATAATCAACTCCTCCAGTATCAGAATTGTCTAATTCACCAAAAACTGTCTTACCATATAAGTCTTTAAATTCTATATCTATTATTGGCTGTAAAGATGCGTTTGTTTCTACTTTTATGTTTGTAATTCCAAATCCAGTAGACTCTCTAAAGAATCTTGCTACAAAAGTAGGTTTACCAGTAAAATCTCCAAAGTTTGCTAAATTAGTTATTGCACCAGTATTTCTGTCAACGTTAACATTTGCCCCTAGCGGTATAGTTGTAAGTCTAACGTCAAGATATAAATCTCTTTCATTAAACTGTAATTCTGAAATATTATTTGGTATTATTGGCATGATTTACTTTATGTCTCTGTTTTTTATTAATTTGCCTTCGAATTCTGTTATAACCTCTCTTAGTGGAAATGGTATTCTCAAAACCGTATTTCTAGGTATATCAAACTCCATTGCATATTCTGGATTGGCTAATAAAATCAACCATCCATAAGTGTCATCTTCATAAACTTCGTAAGATATTCTATCTAATCTTGTTTTTTCTGAATTATAAAGCCTATAAACATCAGTTGACCTTTTGTCTATTTTTATATATGGCATAATTTTTATTCCAGAATTATTAGAGTTTCTTAAATATTTATATCTATCTGTTCCCATAACTTTTTATTAATAAATATTAATGGGTATTTTTTATTTAATATAAATTAAAAAGAATAAAAGTAAACATTTTATTTACTGGTTCTCCAGCTAAAGAATCCTCCTCTGTCAGTAGATAATGGAGCATCCTCTCCACCTAATGCACCAAAGCTTCCTATTATATTAAAGCTAATTGTAACATTACACCACATAGGTTGTTGTTTACCGCCGTCTAAAGTCCAAGGAGAGTCAGAGTAATCATAAGATACTGAATTAATTATAATATCATGATTAAACCAATCACCAAGATGTAAATGACAAACTGGTGCTTTTGAAAAAGAAAATCCAGAACCAATTTTTTCTGACACACTATTTCTTGCTGGTCTTGTTAATTTTGCTATAAACTCCATCCTTTGAAGAAAATCTGCCTTACTTCCAGAAAAATAACTTGGCTGAAACAACAATCTACTTTTCATTTCTGCCAATTTTTTTGCTGTATCTTCAGCTTTTGATTCGTAATAACCTTCTTCTATAACATTTTCTTGATATCCTTCTGAAATCTTATAAACATTAACTCCTTGAGAATCATTTTCTTCATAATATTCATTTTGCAAGTTACTTAAAGTAGATTTTTTTGAATTTTCAGATTGTTGTCTTAACTTATCAAGTTCCTGTCTAACAGCTAAAGTTTCTTCTTCTGTTAAATCTTCTGATTGAAGTCTGTCTTCTACAGCTTTAATTTCAGCACTTAAATCTTTTGATTTATCTGAAGAAACTGCTTTTCTTTGAGCAAAACTAACTCCAGTAAAATCTTCTGGCATTTTTAAAACTTCACCTGTATCTGGATTGAAAGAATATCCAATGTCTACAGTTGATGCAAAATCTGTCAAAACATAAAATGAAACAGAGCCTTCTCTACTTGAGTTTCCATAAGTATAAATAGGTTCTGGTCTTCCAAGAAAAGTAGTTGAATTCCAAGAAGCACTATCACTATTTTGAAAACTCTTTATATAAGCAGGAAAAGCCATTACTCTACTGGCACCTTTCATTGAATAGTTAGTAAGAGTAAACTTTAAATGCTGAGCACCTTCTGGTGCATATGGATTTTTTATGCTAAATCTATTATAGGATTTTTTATATTTACCATCACTATCTTTTCCTATTATAAAAACACTAGAAGAATCTTTTTCGCCTTGAACGTTAAAGTTCTGTGCAAAAGATATTCTTTTATCTTCTTTTATTGTATCTATTACGTGTCTAACTCCTCTACTTCTTTTACCGTTCTTTTCAAAATCTATACCAATAGAATCTGATGTGTCTGTTTGAGAGGCCATAGAAACTCCAGTTCCCAACTCTTCGTCTGGCTGTATTGTTCTAATTATCTTTTCTGCAGAATCAGATAAATAAGTACCATTGTTTGAATCAATTACGTTTTCTGGAGTGCTATTAGTTCTTCTCTGTAATCTTTTTTGTATTCCAGTTTTACTTATTAATTCCTGAAAAGAAGGAGAACCAAAAGAACGTAAATCTTCTATTGCATTTTGAGCTCCTGGCTCAAAAGTTAAACCAGGTCTAGACTGGAATGTGTTTTGTTGTATGTTATGTAATGATATTAAATTTGTTATATAACCAACGCTACTTGGACTTGAAAATTCTTTTAAACCATCGTCTGTTCCAATAGTATTATCACTTAACCTTACACCATAAACATCAACTATATTTCCAATTCCTTCTATTGTAGGAAGACTATTTGGAGAGTTTCTAGCCATTAATAAGTCAAAACCACCAGGTATAGTTGCATTAGCTGCTATTTCATTAAAGAAATTAATAGATTCTTGGTCATCAAATACAGATTCTAAGCCGTCTTTATCTCTATTTAAAATCTTATTTGCCTCTCTAAATACTGCACCTTGTATTTCTAAGTTGGACACTCCTATAAATGTACTAGTTCCAGCCAAAATAACATTTGCACCTAAAGTAAACCTACTTTCATTCTTTGATAATTGTTCATTTCTAAATATATTAGATAGATTACCTAAATCACTACTATTTGAAACGTTGTAAGATATTTGTTCATTTCTTTCTCCTTGAGATAAATCGAACAAATCTGTTGAATTTAAAACATTAGAATTTAAGTTATTATTTCTAAATAATATTGATTCTGCTCCCAAATCAAAAGGATTTGAAACATTAGCATTTATATTTATGCCTAAATAAGGCAAACTATCAACCTCCAAATTTGTATAATTTGGAACATTAGCATTTATATTTGTTCCTAAATAAGGTAAGCTATCAATTGCTAAATCAGAATTTATATCTTCATTATTTGATAGATTATTGTTTCTTATTGGAATAGAATCTGTTTCTAAATCAGAATTTGTAGGAACATTACTTGAAAGATTATTATTTCTTATTTGAACAGAATCAAACTGTAAATCAGAATCAATATCAATGTTACTAGATAAATTGTTACTTAAAAAAGATTGTGAGTCACTTTCTAAATCAGAAGTGTTCGGTTGATTATTAGATAAATTATTACTTAAATACGGTTGTGAATCAGTCTCTAAATTAGAAAATATAGGAGTATTAAAAGATAGGTCATCTTGTCTAAAGACACCAGATATACTTTCTAAATCAGTTATTATAGGATTGTTATTAGACAAATCATCTTCTCTAAAAGGAGTTGATAAATTTTCTAAATCTGTATTTTTAGGACTATTATTCTTTAAATCATCTTGTCTAAAATCAGAAGAAATTTCATCTAAATTAGTAACTGTTTTAATATTTTTAGATAAACTGTTTTCTCTATAAGAATCAGATTTATCATCCAAAATTTCTTGTGTGTTTTTATTTTTGGACAATGCATCAGCTCTGTATATTGAAGAATCTGATTCTAAGCTGTTTAAGTTAGAATTATTTTTACTTAAAGATTCATTTCTATAATTTTTAGCTAATTCTTCTAAATCATTAACTTTGCCATCATTTTTAATTAAATTATAATTTCTAGATTCAACACTTAATTCATCTAGATTTTGTAAATTAGAATTATTTTTATTTAAATTATCTCCTCTAAACTGATTTGAAGACAAGTCTAAATCAGAATCTTTTTCTATATTTTTTTTAACATTTTCTTCTCTTGCTGATTGTGCAAAGTCGTCTATATCTTTTGGATTTGTTTCATTTTTTGTTTGACTTTGTAATCTATATTTTTTAGAATCTAATTCTAAATCTGAATTTTTTGGTTCATTTTTGTGAATCAATCCATTTCTTTGTGATTCTGAATCTAAAATCAAGTCACTATCTGAGCTTAAATTTTTTGACTCATTTTCACTTCTGAAAACATTAGAATAATCTTCTAAATTAATATTTTTACTTTTATTTTTAGCTAAATTATCTCGTAAATAAATGTCGTCATTTACACTTCTGGCTTTATTAAATGGGTCATTATCTTTAACTATATTTTTTGCTAAAGCAGAATTTCTATCTTCTTTTGAAAAATCTAATAAATCATTATCTTTAGAAGTATTGTTTGATAAATTTTGTTTTCTAGCTACGTCTGATATTAAATCTAAGCTTTGTTGAATTGCTATATTTCTAGAGATAGCTTTTTTTCTTGATTCCTCACCTAAATCTTCTAAACTTACAGCAGAAGAAACTAGTTTATTTTTTGCTAATAACTGATTTCTAGTAACATTACCAGATTCTTCTAAACTTATTTGATTATCAATAAATTTTGCTAAAAGAGAATCCCTTATTTCTTGAGAAGCTTTATCTAAATCTGTTTTAATTGGAACATTTTTAGCCATCAAATCTTGTCTTGTTCTAGGATAAAGAACATCATAAACATCTGTTGGCTTTTCTAAATTTTTTGTCAATAATTTACCCCTTATTTCTGTTGAATAATTGCCAAAGAAATTGTCAAGACCTGTTCTTCTTTCAAATTCTTCAAATGTTTCATCGTAAGGAGCTTCCATATATAAGATAATATTGTTTTAATAAATATTTGTAAATAATAATTAAGTAGTATGTTTATTGTCTTTAATTATAATTTCTTGAAGTTTTCTACCATTTAATTGAAGTTCTACTACATGTCTTGTTTCTCCGCCTCCGCCGCCTTTTCCGCCGCCTCCTTGATTAATTGCTGCTATAAATTCACCCATTCCTTTACCACCTTCAGCCATTATATTTTTAAGCTGTTCTAATTTTTCCATATTCAATTTACTTACAGCTTCTTCAAGTTTCACAACTCCTTCTGCCATTCTTTCAATTCCATCAGCTCCCATTTGAAGGTTTGGTCCTAATGTTGACATTAAACTAGTTAAAACTGTTATTGAACCTAACATCATTGTCATACCTAAAAGCATTGCAGGATTAAACATCATTAATCCAGACAAAGCAAATGCTAACATTGCTGGTCCAAGAGCAAATAATGACGTTGCAAATGTTGCTAATCCACTCCAGTCTTGTTGTGCTATAGCTAAAAATGGTTGCACTATTGCAGATAACATAGGGACTGCCAAATACAATGCTGCAGCTCCAACTACAAGTCCAATAGAAGAGGCTAATAAAGCTATACCAAACATAGCAATAGCTCCAGAAAACACAAATAAACCACTCCAATCCATATTTGATATGGCCTGTAAAGGTTCTATTAGCTTAGTTAATTGGTCTCCTGCTAAACCTAACATTAATCCTGCTATTAACATAGAACCAGCTGCTATTATAAGACCTCCTGCTCCAATTAATAAAAAAGGTAATGCAACAGTTAATAACATACCTAAGCCTATTAGTCCTAATACAACTAAGGCCATTATACCAACTCCAGCTAGTACGTTTAACCAATCAACTTCTGACATCATTTGTGCCGCAAATGCAAACGGGATTAAAGCGATTCCCATAACAGCCATAGCAAGAGAGCCTTTCATAATTTGACTAAATTGTTTACCTAACATACCAAAACCTTGTGCCAACGCTTGAAATCCTGCAATCAAAAGAGGTGCTGCTGCGCCTAAAAGTGTTATAGCAATAAGTCCTGGTATAGCTGGCAAGAATACAATTAAGGCAGGACCTAACAAGGCCATTGCAAGTATTCCTTTAAAAACTTTTGCATCACCCATAGACTTTAACCCTTGAGCCAATCCTTTCAAACCAACTCCAGCTCCAGCCGAAGCCCCACCAGCTTTTCCTCCATCTGCAGCAGTTTGAGTTAAAGCTTCTGTTCCTGCACCTCCACCTTTACTAAACAAAGCTCCAGCAGCTCCTTTTATTTTTGAGAAAAATCCTCCGCCTTGAACTCCTGCAGTAAATCCTTTAGATAAAGCAATACCTTGCATGAACCACTTGGCAGCACTAAACATAGCTCCACCTAAAGCAAATATACCAACAGTTAATATTTTACCAAATCCACCCATAGAATTGTTAAGGGCCTGAACAGCATCTCCTAACCATTCTAATACTGGCTGAAAGACTGCAAAAGCATTTATGAATGAATTCTTTAAAGCTTCAAAGGATTCCGTAAGGCCCATATTTTGTTGAGCTTGCTGTTCAAGACTTTCTTTCTTTTTAGCTTCAGCTTCCATTGCTGCCTTTATTGTGTCTTGGTTCACTTGACTCAAATCGTCTATACCTTCCAGTTCAGATGATAATTCAAGTTTTCCATCTTTGCCAATTTTAGTTGCATTCATAATGAATGCTTTTTCTTCATCTGATAATCCGTCTATACTTGCGCCAATCCCTCCAAACAAATCTGCCTTTTTAACATCTTCAGCATTTTTTGCAATCATGTTTTGCAAACTATCTAAAGATTGTCCAGTAGTATCTGCAACCATTTGTAAACGGTCAACATCAACTGGGTCAAACTGAAACTCTCCTGTCTTTTCATTCCATGACCCTATATCTGAACCCATCTTACCTAATATTTGCTGAAGTTCTTCTGGACCTTTTCTTGCTGCAGAAAGTAATTGCATAGGGTCAATTGCGGCAAAAGAACCTCCAGCCAATTGTAATTCAGCAGCCATTTCCATTGCGCCCTCTATACTTCTGGCTTTTTTGGCTGTATCGAATATTTCATCAACATTCATACCCAACCTTTTGGCTTCAAGAGCCATTTTTCTTAAAGATTGTTCTCCACCAGTGAATCCCATTTGACGCATTTTTGACATGTTTTTTGCCATGTCCTCCATAATCTCTTTACCATTAACACCATAAAGAGAAGCTTGTCTCATTGTTTCTTCTGCAAACTTAGCAGTATCTTCAGTACTTCTACCAAACATAGCAAATTCTTTCGCTAATTTTGCAGTATCAGCTGCTGCTAATCCTGTAGCTTTTTGCATAGCAGCCAAATCTTGTGCGCCTTTAGATAATACATCAAAATTTGTTGTACGCAATTCACTTCCTAATGCACCCATTAACTCAGTTGTTTCTTGTACCCCAAGACCAACTTTTGCGGTTTCAGAAGTTAACATGGCCATTTGAGTAGTATTCTCTGTAAAATTAATACCAGTACTTATCTGTGCTGCCTTTATTTGTTTGTCAAAATCTAACAATCCAGTAAGAAGACTTTTTTGTATTGTTTGACCTACAGCTTGAAATCCTTTCTTTAAATCAAAAACTCTTTCATTTACATTTCTCATTTGACTTTCAAGTTCTTCAGCATCTACACCTAAAACTTCCAGTTCATTTTTAGAATCTTTAAAGTTTTTTAAAAAATCCTTACTTATATCTTTATTTTTTTCTAAATTTTTAACTAACTTATCTGCTTCTGGACCCATCTTTGCCATTATTGAAGCCATGTTTCCAACAAATTTTCCAGTATCATCAAATGAGTCTGCAATCAACTTTGCGCTTTCGCTACTTATTCCAAGTTTTTCTTGTATTTCAGAAACGTTAGTTTTAGAGAATTTTAAACCTTTAGCAATTTCTGAAAAATTATCATTTAATACATTACTTGTTTGTTCAACTCTTTCCTGTAGTTTTTCTTGTTCTTTGGTCAACTCTTGCATTCTTGCATTCATTTCTCCAGCAGTCAAACTTCTAAACCATTCAGAGCCAGAAATTCCAAATACAGTACCAGACAACTTATCGGCCAAACCCTGCTGTCTCTCTAAAGCTTTTTCAGCTTTTTCCATGGCAACATTATAAGCTTGAGCTCTTTTTAATGCTTCTCCACTAAGTCCTCTAGTATCCATAAAATTAATGTAATTTATTAATAAATATCTTACAATAATTTTATTGATTTTTTTTTTAAAGTAAACAAAAAAAAAGAGGCCATAAGCCTCTTTTAATTTAAAGTGTTATTTATTTTATTTACCGCCGAACATATCTTTGAAATATTTTTCTTTTTGAGGGTTGCTCATCCAAGACATTTTTGAGTCCATGTAACCCATAAAATCTTCCATGTTACTTTTTCTAGTGCCTTTAAATGCACCTTCAACATCAGGACCATATTCGTTTCCTCTATAAATTCCATCATGAAATTTAACTTGTGAACCTATAGTTCCATGCAATGGTATAATGTCTGTTCCACCCAAGAAAGCTATTCCTCTAACAAATTGTATAAGCAAATAAATAATGATTATACCTTTTGCAATACCTAAAAATTCACCAAAAAATTCACTTTGTTCTAGAAATTTACCTATATCGCTTAGATAAAGAAACATAAACAAGCTTGTAAATGTCATGGCAAATCCAGATAATAAAGTTTCAGGATTAACACTTGCACCCCATTTAATGAAATTATGTGGTTTTGGGCCAATCACAAAAATTCTAAACACATACAATAAAGCTTTTAGTGGAAATAATAGAACTTTAACAAGAGCACTATTTTCTTCTACACTTACTTGTTGAACTGATTTAGAGCCAGCCATTGGTCTTCCATATCTTTTTTCAAATTCTTTTGACATAATTAAATTTTTATGTTATAATGATATAACGAACAAAAGAAATAAATATTACAACTTAATAGTATTTTTTAATATACTCAATATTGAAAGGCTATTATCACCCTCTTTTAGAGGTTTTGCTCTTCTGGAAGTTTGTGTTGCCTTTGTTGTTGTTTTAGTTGGCGTTACAGATAATATCTCTTTTTTTAATTTATTTAAATAATATTTAGAAACATTATCAGATTTAAAATTATCTATTACATATTCTCTAAAATCAGAAAAATATTTCATCAGAGCATCTCTTTTTGAATCTTCAGATTTATATGAAGCGCCTATGTTTTTAGGATATATAAATGCTAAATTAGGATACTTTCCATATCCATCAATTCTTCCTTCATCAACAAGTTGCCTAAAGATTTCTATATATTTAAAAAATTTACCTGAATTTATATCGTTTTTAAACTTACTTATTTCATCAATTAAATTAGAGTCATTTAAATCTATATCAAATAAATAGTAACCGCTAGGAGGTGTCCAACCAGGTCTTTTTGTTTTAATATCAAATTTATCTGCATTAACTGTTGATGATTGAGCTGTGGCTTGTTGATTATTTGAATCTGTTGCTTGTCCTACATATTCTTTAGACTTAACTTCTATTGATTGTACTCCTTTATTAATTTCTATTAAACCTGGTATAGAGAAAGGTTTTCCAACATTTATAAAAGTATTTTCAAAATTAGCAGCATTTCTATTAAAATTATCCCAAGAAACAACCTGACCATTTATTTTCATGTCCAAAGAAGAAAAATCTATTCCTTTTTCTACTTTTAAAATAAACTCCTCATCGTTATTGTCAACAATTTTTATTACTGTGTCTACTGGAGCTTGTGTTATAGAAAGTCTTTTATATTTTGTATTTTCTTTAGCCAATCTATATTTTCCAAAAACAAAACCTTGCGAAACAGAGTATCCACCACTTTTTAAATCCCAAGGGTCTATCTTAAATCCTTCAGCACCAGATATGTAATGTCCATCTATAATTTGTCCGCCATTTATTTCTGAGTCGCCCCTCATTACTCCGCTAAATGTTCCACTATGCCAAATACCTTCAAACCTTACAGTTTTTCCCTTAACTCCACCAGAACTAGTAAACGGAAGTTTAGTTAATCCGATTTCAGTAGCTTCATAATTACCTTTAAATAACCATTCTAATTGCGGATTATACTTTAAAGCTTTTTCTTTATTGGCCACTTTAACAAAAGAGCCTCTTATTTTACTTTCAATTGGATTATATTCAAAAAATAAGATGGAAGATATTTCTTTGTCTACCACTTCTGCAGAACCATCTCCTATTAAGTATAATTCAGCCTCACCAACTGGGTCATAATTTGGGTCTGACATCCTAACCGCATCAGAATATTGAGCTTTTTTACCTTTTTTTTGAACTTCAACATCAGAATCAGTAAAACGCTCTCCTCTTATTCCCATACCCAATCCTCTCAACGCTCTTCCTAGTCCGCCAAGTATGCTTTCAGTTTGAATTTCTAATTCTTTTATTTTCTTTTCGTAGTCCATTTTATTATATAGAATCTAATCTGTACCAAGATATAATATCTTTATCATTTAACAATGAAGAAGAATTGTTTTTTAAAAATTCTTTTATTTCCATTGAAACGTTGGAAAAGTCTTTAATATCTGGAGTAGCTGGATTTACTTTTTTAGAAAAGGCCGATTTAATATTTGATGCAATTTTTTCAAATTTTTTATCTAAAATTTTAAATGCTTCGTATACATTGCCAGAAACGCCAATTTTTCCTTTTATTTTATTTGAAATAAAACTTCTTTTATTTTCCAAATCATTAAATGAAAACGAAAACAAAGGATGTCCCTTAAGCTTTACATAATAATCAGAAGACTCTATTGGCATATTTTCTTCATCACCCAAATATCCTTGTTGCTTAAGTCTTTGAATACCAGTTTTGCCAGACTCAACCCTTTCGGATAAAGCTTCTCTAATAATTTGTCTTATAAAATTTAAATCTTTCATAAAAAATATACTAATAATAAATAGTGTATTTTTTATATTTACTAAAGCAATTTAACATCTTTAGAGATTAAAATTTTTGAAATTCTTAAATTAAAAAAAAATACATTATTAATTTTGTCTAAATATTGAGCGTCTAAACAATAAGGGATAAGTAAAATGTCGCTATTTAAACTACTTGCTTTTTTTAAGTCTCTTTTTGATAATATAGTATTAAATGCAAAATTGTCATAATTTAATTTTATAGATTCGGATAATATTTTTCTTCTATTTGTAGACATTGTTTTATAATCATAATAAGTTCTATAAGCACTAACTGCAAATGCTTTATTATAAATTATATTATCTTCAATATAAGAAAAAGAACTTGCTGGAGTTCTGGCGAAAGTATAAAAATAAGAATTGTTTTTAATTAATTCATTAACTTGAGGCAATACAATTTCAACATATTCCTTAATCGTCTTTTGATTTATTTGTGTTTGTTGAAATTTAAATTCATTCTTCATTTTCAAATATAAGCTATAATAGCTATTAATTAAAAATGAATTTTCAATATCAATATCTGTGCTATAAGGAGGAATATTTTCATCAAAAGGACCTAGACCTTTATCGAAAAGATATTCCTCAAACTCTTTAAACGTATTCCAATACATTATTATTCAATATCATTAATCATAGTCTTAAGAATATTTTCACCTTTAAAAATTATGTCTTTTACCATTTCATTCATAGATTTTTCTTTTTGTTCTATAAACAAATTAACCAAAGAATCAAATTCAGATTTGTCAATATCAAAATTTATATATTCAACAAATTTTTCAAATATAACACCTATTTTATAAGAATATCCATTGTCACCTTTGTTTGTATTATTTGCGGAAATATATAAAGAAACTTTATCATTTACTTCAAGCAAATAATATGGACTTTCTTCTGAGCCTTGTATTAAAAAAGAATTAACATCTCTTGTATTTTTACAATTTTTAGTCCACAATACTATTAAATCTGTTTTTTCTAATTTTAAATTTTTCATATTTTTATTTTTTAAATGTTTTTTTTGTTTTTCGTAACGCAATATGCCAAATTATGGTTAATAACGCTACTTTTTACTAATTTTTTTTAGTTTATGCAATAATAAGAAATAAAAATTGTTTTTGCAATATTACTTATAGTCTTCTTGAGTTTGATTGACTTTTTGCTTTATTTACAGCTTCTCTTTCTGCTTGATTCCTTTTGTCAACCTCTTCTTGTATTCTCTGTAAAATCCACCTTCTTTCATTTACAGGTATATTAAAAACATCATTTCTGGTAAATCCACCTTTTCCGTAATATGAAATAAGAAATATTTCTTCCATCATATTTTCCCTATATTCTGTTCCTAATCTTATAAAATTATAATCAATTGGAATTTTATTTTTTTGAACAAATCCACAAGAATAGCATTCGCTATTAATTGTATTGTCAATTCCAGGTTCAACACTATCAATAAATTCTCTAAATTTTAAAGAATCTCCCAAAGGCATACTTTTAATTATTTTTAACTTAAAAGAGTCATCGTCTATATCATTTATGCTAACTATTTGATTTCTGTAAGTTATCTCTACTTTTTTGTCAAATATAACATCTCCTAAAACTTTTTTGTTTACTTCAATTTCTTTAAGTATTTTAATTTCATCACCTAAAGTTTTGGGCTTAAATTTTATAACAACATTTTCTCCTTTTATTTTCATCTTTGGTAAAACAAAAGTAAATAAACCATTTTCATCTGGGAGTTCTGTAACATCTTTCATTTCTAAAGAAGAAAGAGTTAAAGTATTTTCTGAATTTGTTTTACATTTTGGGCATTGGTGTTCATATTTTATATTATCCCCATAAGACGTTGAACGTAAATATATGATTACAGCATTTATGTCTCCAACCAAAACATCCTTAACATCACCCTCCCAATCTAATATACATGAGCTCATTACCATTTCAACAGCTTTTCCTGAATCAATTAATGTAGGTGATGTCAAGATATTTTCCTCTTTCCCAGTTAAATATTTAACAAGAAAACTATCTTTTTTGTTTTCATAAAAAATGCCCTTAGATGGAATCAAAATCTCATCAAAGGGCACATTATTATTTATGACTATATCTCTATAAGACATTATACATTAGCGTTTGGCCAAAATAATTTTGCAGTAATTGGAACTTCTTGTTCATAATTTTTACCACAATTTTCACATTCGAAATCATGATTTAAATCTATTCCTGGTTCAACTTGTGACAAATATTCTCTAAAAAATAAGCTGTCTGCAATAGGCATTACTGATATGAATTTTTTAATATAGGTTTTGTCAGTATTACCATTTACATCCATAATTTGCAAAAGATACTTTTCTGTCAATATAGTTTCAACTTTTACATTTTTACCTATTGTTTTCTTGCCAAGTTCAGCAACTTTTCTAAGTCTTTGCTCATCCCTCCCAGTTAAAAGTCTAAATCTAATATTAGCTTTACATTTAGGTAGCTGAACAGTAAACATTCCATCAGAATCTGGCTTAAATGGAACTTCTTTTGAGCTTAAACTTGAAAGAAGTATTTCTCTCTTATTTGTATGTCCACAACTAGGGCAATTAGTTTTTGTTTCATATTCATCACCATAACCAGTAATTCTAAGGTTTATTAGTATTGCATTTCTGTCTCCAGTCAATAAATCTTCAGAATTTATTTCTCTATCAACTATTGCATTATCCAATAAAACGTCTAAAACTTTTCCACTCTTAATTAAATCACCACTAGTAAGAATGTTTTCATCTTCTGCAGTCAAATATTTAACTTCTACTGAACTCTTTTTATTTGCATAAAATATTCCCTTTGAAGGTAAATCAACAAAATCAGTAGGAACCATAAATTCAGTATCTATGAACTGCTCTGGTATATCATGTTTTTGAGCGATTTCTTGATTTCTTGTAGTAACTTGAGGCTCTAAAGGATTGCTGCTTGCTTGTTGTTGAGGTCTTGTTCCTCCTAAATTAATTTCTTCTGACATATTTTAATATTTTATTTAATTATAAATAGTTGCTTCTAATTTTTTATAATTATAATATTTAGTTTTTAAAAGTAAAGCATTATTTATATATTATGAATGAATATGAAAAAAAGAAAAAAGTAGCTAGTATACTGAGAAGACAAAAAAAATCTTTAACAAATAATCCAATAAAGAAAATTAAATATTTGAATGCACAGTCCTATAAAATGGACAAAAATAAAACTTGGCCAGAAAGAGAATTTGAATCAATATTAAAAGAACTTAATATTGAATATGAATCTCAAAAAATATTAAAAGGAAAAATATTTGATTATTATATTCCCTCAACAAAGACTATTTGTGAAGTAGATGGCGATTATTTTCATGCAAACCCAGAAAAATATACCACATTAAATGAAATGCAGAAAAGAAGTGTAAAAAACGATAAATGGAAAGATATTATAGCAAAAGGAATGGGCTACAATATCTTTCGTGTATGGGAATCAGAACTAAAAAAAGATAGAAACGCAGTTATAGAAAGAATTAAAAAAGAAATTCTATCAATTTAAAAATTCTAATTCTGCTTCTATTTGTTCATAGTGTTCTCTTAAAAATCTTTTCAAAGAAGTTTGTCTAATATTAGGGTCAATATTTTTTATTGACCTTTCAAATGCTTCTCTTTCCCCAAGAAGTATTCCCATAGCTTTAGCTCTAGTCAATCCAGTATAAATCAAATTTCTATAAAGCATTATATAATGTTGATTTAAAATTGGTATAATAACACATTTAAATTCACTACCTTGAGACTTATGTATTGTGATTGCATAAGCTAATTCTATTTCAATTAAATTAGACCTTTCATAATGAATCAATTTAGAAAATTTGCTATTTCCATAGTCTACAATAAAACTAGAGTCTCCTGTATTAATTCTCCTAATATAACCAATATCTCCGTTAAAAACGTTTAGGTCGTAATTGTTTGCAGTTTGTATAACTCTATCTCCTTCTCTAAAAACTCTTTCTCCTATTATTAACTCATTTTTGCCTTCTGCCTTAGGATTTATTGCTTCTTGTACTCTTTTGTTAATTTCTTTAGTTCCTATAGAACCTTTGTTCATTGGAGCTAAAATCTGTATTTCAGTTTCTTTACCCATATATTTAGGTATTATTTCTTTGTACAATTTAACAATAGTATCCAGAGCATCCATTCCATACTTTAAAGTGCTAAAAGGTTCTGTGATTTTTTCTGGATTCATTGATGTGTCTATAAACATACAATCAGTACCATTTTGCCATATTTCTGGCTTTTCAAAAGGAGTTTGTACATCTGGTGTGACTCCTTTATTCATTGTGTGGGCATAACTAATTATCTTCGATTGCTCAGCCTGTCTGAAAACTTTAGTTAAGCTATAAATTGGTATACATTCGCTCTTAATAAAATCAGCCATAAGATTCCCAGGCCCAACAGAAGGTAACTGGTCTTTATCGCCAACTATCAACACTTGAGTCCCTGGAGATATTGCTCTCAAAAAAGATGCGGCCAATCTAATATCAATCATAGAAGATTCATCTAATATGATAAAATCAGCTTCCAGCAAATCCTTTTCACACTTTCTAAACCTATTATTTGCAACATCCCACTTCAAAAGTCTATGTATTGTTTTAGCTTCCTCTCCAATTATATCCATCAATCTTTGAGCGGCTCGTCCAGTTGGTGCAGCCAAAACAACATCTTTATTGATGCTTCTCAATATTTCATAAATAAACTTTACAGTTGTTGACTTACCAACACCAGGACCTCCAGTTAAAACTGAAAGACCGTTTGAAAGTACGCCTATACAAGCATCAAACTGTTCATCACTTAATTTAATTTCAGATTTACTAAGCATATCTACAAGCCTATTCCTTAACTCTCTTGTATCGCTTACATATTTCTTTTTGGCAAGCCTTATAACCTTTTCTGCAACATATCTTTCGTCATAATATATATCTCTTGAATAATATCTTCTTTCTTCTCTTCCGTTATCTTTAGAGAAATTTATACATACTATTTTCTCTTCTAATTGTTGCTTCTCCAGTATTTCTTCAATTTGCCCTGAAACATCTATACCTAAAAGACTTTTAACTCTTCCCTTAATTTGTCTTTCAGTTAAATAACAATGACCGTCAGTTTGGTTATGACTTAAAATGTGATGTATAGCGGCATTTATTCTTTCTTCACCTCTTTCATCAAAGCCTAAACTCATTGCCAATTTATCTGACATAGCAAAGCCTACACCATGAATATCTGTTGATAATTTATAAGGATTCTTTTTTATTACTGGGATAGAGTTTATACCGTATTCTTTATAGATTTTTACAGAAAAAATAGTGTTAACCATATGCTCTTGCAAAAAAAGCATAATATTATTCATTTCTTGATTTTGTCTCCAATTCTCCTTTAAACTATCAAGTTTCTTTTTGTTGATACCTTTAACTTCAGAAAGTCTATCAATATTTTTTCTGAAAACCTCCAGTGCATCATCGCCAAAATAACTAACAATTTTTCTGGCTGTTGCTGGACCAATACCAGGAAAGAATCCAGAACTTAAATATCTTACTACAGCCTCTTTTGTGGCTGGCGGCAATTCATAGCAAGATTCTGCCTGAAATTGTTTACCGAACTTAGGATGTTTTATCCAATCTCCAGTAAAACTCATAGTAACACCTTCGTATAATTTTGGTTGATTAACAGTAACTGTAACGTTGTCTTTTACATCTTGATTTTCAATTAACTCAACACTTAAAATTCCATATCCATTGGCTGGATTGTGGAATTTAACTCTTTTAATTACTCCAGTTATAACTGTTTTGCTTTCTTTATTTTCCATATTTTTATATTTTATAATGTGAAGTAATTAGATTTTTTGGATATAAAACATTAACCTTAAATAAACCAAAAAAAGGAGCAAATGTATTAGGGTCATAATTTGGTTTAAAATTTTTATTACAGATAAATTCTAAATTAAATTTTACTTTTTTGATATTTTTTACAAAAAAAAGACTATCATTTTTAACATAATTGTTCATATAAATTGGAACATTTTTTTTATATAAAAAAACGATTGCCATCCCCATTGCATAATTATCTAAATCATCATTGAGTTTAAGGATATGTTCAAGCTCTGTCTTTTCTTTATTACAAAGTAAAACTTCATAAAATTCATTAGAAATAACAATTAAATCATTATATTTATTATAGTCTTTATAAATAAGATTCATAATTTTAAAAAAATTCTTTATCTTATTTTTATCTGAACTAATTCTTTTTTCTATAATAATACTTTTTTTTATATTATAATAGTTACAATTTAAAAAATTAACAACACTTTCTGAACAAATGCTCTCAGAAACAATGCTTGCCAACTCCATTTCAACATTAAAATTAGAGCCGCACAAGTCTTGTATAAAATCAGTACTTAATTTAGTTCTAGTGTAAAAACTAAAATTAATTTTTGAAGAAGGTAAAATTGACTCTTCATATTGAAAAGGTGAAAATCTTTCTAAAAAACTAGGTAAAAGAATTAATAAATTATATAATTCTTCATATTTTGAAAAATTAAAATTTCTTTTCTCTAACAATATTTCTTTTCTAAAACTTATCATTTATTATTTTATTCTTCGACCAAAAATAATCCAAGACTTTTCATACCCAAAATTAAATCTTCCATCATACTTGTCAAAAATATTTTTACATTATCATCTTTTAATAAATCATAATCTTTATTATCATATATTTCGTTTATTTTTTTACAATGCTCTACAAGTGCATTAAGTAAAAAATAAGGATTAGTTGTTTGAAATGATTTAATATAATAAAATTGTAATAAGTTTGAATGAAAATCTTCAGTTCTTTCAAATAAAATTCCAAGTTCTTTAAGTTTAGTTAGAGTATTTGTTAAATAAACACCATTTGATTTTTCAAAGTCTTCTTTATTTGAAAAATCTATTTTTATTGAACCAGACTCATTTGAAAACATTATTCCAAAAAGTGCATTATATGCCATTTTGTGATTGGAAAATTTATCCTCAAAGCCAATCATAAAATCTTTTATTTTATCTCCTTTAGAGGATTTAACTTGTAAATTATTAATCTTTTTTAACCTCAAATAAGATTTTAAATTATCCAAGTCTGGCAATTCTTCTCTATTTTTATATAAAATAAGAGCTTTATTGTCTGCTGTTTTTAGTAATGAATTTTTCAAATATTGATAAGACTTTTCATTTAAATCAATTTCATCTAAATATAAAATGTCATCTATTTTATTATCATATTTATTGCACACAAAATGATAATACATCATTTCAGTTAGTTTTGTTTTTTTGTGACCTTGAATACCTCTTGCAAAAGATGTTGTTTTTTTTGTAATACCCATAGACTTTAAAAACTTCATATAAACAAACTCTAAAAAATCACTTTCACTCATGCTTTTACCTCTTGTTTTGTTGAACCCTAAACAATACTCAAATTGTTCTCTTTTATAAAAAACTTCTTTTAAATCAAAGTTCTTAGGAATTATAAAATGAGTTTCATTTAATTTGTTGTTGTACTTGTATCTAAAACCCCAACTTTTAATCCAATCAAAAAACAGATAATTATTAATATTTTTTTTTAAATCAATATCAAAAGGAACATAAATTAACAAGTTTCCATTTTCTACTCTATCTTTAATAGATTTTATCTTTAATTTAATACCCATATTAATTGTATAAATCATCTAAAAAATCCAAATTATCTATTGAGCCGTTTTCGGACTCTTCAACTTTATTTAATAAGAAATTACTACCAACAATAAAATAATTGGCTGAAGGCTGTCTACCAGCTTCTGAAATTTTTTCTGATATAAACTTTATTTTTTTTGATAAATTACCTATAATCATAGACTTTTTAATTACTTCATATCTAGAGCAATTCATCTTTTCTAAAATTAAAAACCTTTTTCCACCAAAAGCATTTTCATCACCAAAAAATGTGTTGACATTTTTTTTGCCTTTTAAATCCCAAAAGCTATCTTCAACCTTATTTTCTTTTTTGTCACTCATCTTTTATTATTTTATAATTTAAAACTCCATCTTTTTTAAAAGATTTCTGTTTTACTTTGTCTGGATTTAATCCTAAATCCTTTAAATACTCTTCCATTGTAGGTAATGCTAAAGTAAAATAATCACAAATTGATTCTTCATATTCTTTTATTTCATCTTCATCCATACCTTCTGATTCTATTTCATATCCAGAGATATAATTTACCTGTTCTTTTTCTAATTCTTTAAAAGAATTAAAAGATTCTTTTAAAAATTTTGGTGCAAGAATGTTTCTTACAGTTTCCTCACCATCTTTTTTCTTATATTTAAATGTTATTTTCTTAATAAATTCGGCCATTTTAATATATTATTTAATATTTATTTCTAAACAGCAAATATACAAAAAAAAAGATTGTGATACAAGAAAATAAATTAATATTAGGTTTTAGTAGTTTAAGAGAATTCTTTGAATGCCTAGTAGGAATCAAAAGTTTGGTATTTAACGGTACAGTAGCCTTAGTAACAATGTTCACTTCATTTATAACACATTATATTTGGAATGATGTTCAAGCCGTTTATTTTATGCTGTTTTTAATTGGAATTGACGCTTTAACTGGAATCTGGAAAGCTTATGTATATAAAACTTTTAGTAGTAGTAGATTGCCAAGAATATTTGTTATATCAACAATATACGTTTTAATGTTAGCTATTAGTTGGAATGCTGCAATATACTCTTCTTTATTCGTATGGCTTCCAGGCATGGTATATGGTGGACTTATTGGTACATTAATAGTGTCAATATACGAAAATCTTGCTCAATTAGGATATCTTCCAAAAGGTCTTCTTTATGACATAAAAGACAAGATAAAAGAAAAGTTAAACAAAAAGGATTAAAAAACCCTTCTAAACTGACATCCGTCCTGAAAATTTAACCAATTTTTATCTTTTGAAAATTTCGTTAAATAAATTCCTCCTTTTTCTAATAAATCCTTTACTCTATCATAACCATCTTCCCATAAGATAACTTTAACAGATGCTCCGCCATCACTCAACTCTAAAGTCCAAAACTTTTTTCCATTTTTTGAAATTTTTGGCACAAAATCTCTTAAAACAAAATAATAATATTTGTCTGGATTGTCGAATTCTATAACAGAATGAACACTTATATTATATTGATTTCTAAAGTTCTCTTTTAATTGTGATATTTTATGAAAAATATCTAAATCAATACTACAAACTTTAATAAATTGTTTATATTTTTCTTCTTTTGGAGTAGGCTCAAACTTACCATACAAACTTTCTTCCATTATATCAAAATTATTTTGTCCAAATAAATCCATTTGCATAGTGTTTCTTTTAATTTTAAATTTTCTAAATTCAAGAAGTTCCTCTCTTGATTCAGACCAATCATCGAAAACGCCAGCACACAAACACGCTTCAAAATTTGCTTTATTAAATTTGGAAAATTGACGCATAAAAAATTCGTCTTTTTTAATATTTTCTATATCGGCTTCCTGAAGTTCATTATAAGCAATTTCTCCCATACCATTAATACTAGAAAATCCCATTAAAATATTTTCATTGTCTAACATTGTCCATTCCCACTTAGATTTTCTACTTGGTGGCAATATCTTTATGCCTTTTGTAAAAGCAGCCATTATAGCTGCTGATAACCACTGTTCGTCATCTTTTGCGTGATTCAATAAAGCAGTATAAAATTCAGCAGGATAATATTTCTTCATAAAAAGAGTTTGCATGGCAACATACGAATAACTAACACTGTGACTTCTATTAAAAGAATATCCCAAATACTTAATTAACCATTCCTCTATATCCTTTATGGCATTTTCATCTAAGCCATTCTTTTTACAACCCTCCTTAAATTGTTGCCAAAGCTTTGAATATTCTTTGTAACTTTTGTCATTTATTTCTTTATCTTCTAATTCTTCCCCTGATAAACTTTTTTTAATTATTTTAGAAGCCTTATCCATAACTTTTCTCAAATTGTCACCTTCACCTAAGCTCATTCCTGCCAATTCATGAGCTATAAACATAAGTTGCTCTTGAAAAATAAGAACACCATTTGTTTCTCTCAATAAAGGCTCAAGAGATGGGTGTACTGGATTTATGGATTCTGGGTCTTTTTTATTTCTTATATATTCTTCGTGAGCCCCAACACCCATTGGCCCTGGTCTATATAATGCATTTGCGGCAACCATTTCTTCAAAACTTTCTATGTGCATGTCTTTAATTAATTTAGACATACCATCAGATTCAAACTGAAATATACCTTGATTGTTTCCTAGTCTTAATTCTTCAAACAATTCTTTATTATCTAAATCAACATATTTTACCTGTTCAGTAATGTCAATACCTTTTCTCTCTTTTACAAGTCTTATAGATTCTTTTAATATGTTTAATGTTGTTAAATTAAGTCTATCTAATTTAAGAATTCCTAATGTTGATAAATCCTTTCCACTACCAGATTCTTGAAAGCCAGATACTCTAACTCCCTTAACTACATTAATTGGCATATAGTCCCAAACTGGACCAGGAGTAATAACTATTCCAGCAGCATGTTTACCTAAATTCCTTATTTGACCTTGTAGAGTTAAAGTTGTATCTATAATTTTTTTATTTTTAGAGTCATTTAACCAGTCTTTAACTCTTTCAGAAGCTTCTTGATTATATTTCCAGTCCTCAATCCACTCTTTCAGTCCGCCGTCATATTTCATGAACATTTTAGGCATTTCTTTCGTAACAGCAAAAACATCAGATTCAAAGCCTCCATCTTGACCAAAAGCCTTAGAAACATCTTTTAAACATCCTTTTTCGTTAAAAGTTGAAAATGTAATAACTGGGAATACGCATTCTTTGCCATATTTTTTATAAAGAAACTCATCTGTTTTAACGTCTGAACCAGTTTCAAAGTCAATATCAATATCTGGTGGACCCTTTCTTGTCGGGTTCAAAAATCTTTCAAAATACAACTTAAACCTTAATGGGTCTATTTTTGTTATATCTAAACACCAAGATAATAAAGAGCCAGCCGCAGAACCTCTCCCAGGACCAACTTCGATATTATTTTCTCCACAATATCTAATAAGCTCCCATACAACTAAAAAGTAATCAACCATTTTCTTCTCCTTAATTACTTCTATCTCATAATCAAGTCTATTTCTATACTCTTTTACTTTTTCTTCATCTATTGCTATTGGACCTTGTTTTTCGTAAATTTTTAATTTTTGATTTAATTTAGCATGAGATAATTTTTTTATTATTTCTTCAGTATCATCTGTTCCAAAATATTCAATTACATCTTGAGTAGGTTTATATTCTGGGTATTTTTCTATATCAACTTCAAATTCAAAATCACAAATAGAAGCTACTCTATTAGATGTAATCATGCACATTTTCAAAAAGTTTTCATCATAATTGTAGCCAAACTCTTTATTCATGTTTAACAAAATGTCCTCAGAAACATAATTCATATTTCTATTTTCTTTTGTTCTAGATTTTTTTATAGACTTCTTTTGGTCGATAGAACTCAAAACATCTTGAAGAACAGAATCTTCTTCTTTGGCATAATATACATCATTGGCAACAATTAATGCCATTCCATATTTTGATGCCATGTTGATAATAAACTTGTTATATTGTCTCTGTATTTGATTGTCTTCTAATGATATTTCAGCTATATATGATTGTTTTCCGAAAATTTCAATCATTTTTTTTATGTAATTTTCAGCCAAATCATATTTTCCTCTTTGAACATATTTTGAAACCATTCCACCTTTAGAGGATGTTGTTAAAATTAAACCTTCTTTATTTTCTGAAACCCAATCAGTTTTGATTCTTGGAACTCTATAATAACCTTCTGTAAAAGATAGGTAATTTAATCTGTTAATATTTACATATCCATCTTTGTTTTTTACTATTATTTTCTGTAATACATTTGTGTCTTGTATTTTTTCTTCATATTCACCTCCTATGCTATCATTCAAATAAAACTCGCAACCAATTACTGGTTTTATCTTTTCATTTTTACACTTTTGATAAAAAGCAAAAGAGCCAGACATATTTCCTTTATCTGTTAAAACGATAGTATCATGATTAAATTCTTTTGCTTTTTTTATGTAATCACTAGCCGATGCGGCACCTTCTAATATAGAGTTATATGTATGAACCCCAAAGTTTACCAATTTAACTGGACTTATTGGTTCTCCATTTTTTTGTGACCATTTATCATAAATATTTTTCTCACTAAATTTTGAATCTAAATATTGAATACAATTTTCGTCAAAACCTAAAACACCTATTTCTTTTAATTTAAAAAAACATTTAGCCAATGCCTCTACGTCAATTAATGCATCGTGAGCATCTTCAAATCCTTTTCCGAAAAGTTTACTATGAAGTTCTGTTAAGGTTGGCGGCTTTAAGCCCATACCTCCTTGTATTCTGCAATAATCAATTGTTGAATTCATAGTACAAACATGAATTATATCATTCATATAATTATGCATTCCCATTCGCAAAAACTCACAACCAGTAATTTTATTATCAAAACTAATATTGTGAGCCACTAAAAATTTTGATTCTTTAATACATTGAACAAACTCGTTTAACACTTCAAGTAAAGGTAATCCTTCTGAGTTTGCCCTTTCATTTGTAATTCTGTGAACCTTTATTGACTCTGGCGGTATGGTAAAGCCTTCTGGCTTAACAATTCTATTGTAAGTACTTATAACATTTCCATTTACATCATAAACTTTCCATGCTAATTGAACTATTCTTGGCCAATTATCAAAGTCAGTTATTGGTGCGCTAAAATCTTCTGGTAGGCCTGTAGTTTCTGTATCAAATACTATAAACATATTTTTTTTTATTTCAATTTACAAATATAAGCAAAAAGCAACAAATAATCAAAATTAATGAATATTTATAATATATTAAATATGGATATAACTCTATTACATAAAAGAAATGAAATTGATTCTCTTTCAAAAAAAGAAAGAGAAGAGCTTTTAGATAAATTAATTAATTTTGATATAAATTTATCAAGAAAAGAAGTTCAATTTCTTAATAAAAAACAGCTTGAAAAATATACAAACAAAAGATTTCAAAAGCTAGCTTGGATAACACCAGAAGAATGGAAACAATCTGATGAAACTCAAAAAGAATTGTATAGCTATAACATGAACAGGAGTTGGTTTACACAAGAGCTGTTTGATTCCATGGATAAAGAATGGAGGAAAAACGTTTTGATGGCTGTAAATGTTTTATCTGGGTACTTTTTAAATAAAGATAGGTTTGATAAACTTTCTGATGATGAAAAAAGATATTATGCCAATAAAAAGTTGATTAAAACTTCTGATATGTATCCACATGAAATTAAATATTTAAAACTACAAAATTTAAAAAATTTAATAGATACTGTTATTTTTTCAAATGGCGCAAACGATTTTACTAAAGAACAACTTGAAAATTTTTCAAAGCCAGCACTATCTTATTATGAAAAACAAAAGGAAAAGTTTTTTAATTTACAAGAACAAAAATTAAGAAAAACAATTAGAAATATTATATCAGAGCAATTTAAAAATGTTTAATTAATATTTGCTTTCATTATCTTGTCTTTGCTTTAATATACTATCTCTAAGCTCTACGCAAAGCTTTCTTATTTCATTTAAATTATTTCTTGCATCAATAGAAGCGTCATGAGTTTCTTTAAACATAAATTTATACAATCTAGGCTCAGTCTTATCTATAAGTCGCTTAATTTTTTGCCACTTCTCATCTATACCGTGTTCATCTTCTTCTATATTGTTTTGTTCTATTTTAGATTTGCCTAATCTTTTTTCTGTTATTTGTTTTCTTAAATTTTCGTAACTCATATTTTAAATATTAATTTGTTCCATTATTTAATAAATCATTACCGTTTTCATCCAAACCAGTTTCTTCATTTATTTTATTCAATCTATCTGTTATTACATCTATTATTCTTTTTGTTTTTGTATTTAAATTTTTGTTTTTCAATTCAATTTTATCAAAAAGCTCTTCATCACTTTGTTCTTTAATTATTAAATTATCTTTTTTATTTACATTAACTTCTTCAAAAAGAATTGATTCTGCTAATTCTGTAGGTTCTCCTCCTCCAGCTTCAGGAGCAGCAGCTGGCTCTTCTAGCCCTCCACCCATTTCAGCTCCACCACCAAAGTCTTCTGCGCCAGGAAGACCTCCTGCAGCAGCTTCTGGAGATGCACCAGGCATAGCTTCTCCAGCCTGAACTTCTCCAGCTGGACCTGAAGAAACTTTAAATTTGCTATCAATATCAGCAAATAAACCAGTCTCCATATATTCTTCAGCAGCCATATCAATTTCAGAAAACATTTTCTTTTCAACTTTTTTCTGTCTTAATATTTGTTTAATTTCAGACTTTGAGAATCCCATAATATATTCCATGGCCCAAGTATAAGAAACTGGAGAAGTTGCTTCGCCAGTATAAATTTCCTTAAAAACCTCAAGTCTTGCCTTCATTGTTTCCAGCTTTAACAATTCTTGCTGAGTAGAAGGATTGGTTAATTTTAAGTCAAAATTGTCCATATCATCCTCAAATCCTAAAAGGAAAAGATGAATGTTGGCAATTCTTCTCAATTCTATAACTACATTTTCTTGAATTCTATTTATGGTTCTACTAAATCTTAAATCTGCTTGAGATAAAGCTGAACCTCCTGGCATTGATTCTGCATAATTCAAATATGGTTTAGGAACCTTTAATGCAGCAAATAATTTATTTTGCAAATACTCGACATCTTGAATTTCTCCAAGGTTAGAAGCGCCAGGAAGTGTTTCTATTCTTGAAGACTTATCACCCCTAATAGGAATGAAATAATCTTCTTCCATTGTCATTGGATTATATTTCAAATTCATTTGACCACTTTTTTGGTCAACAATAGAAGACTTCTTTAATTCTCTTTTTATTCTCTCAACATATTGATGAACATCGCCAGCTTCAAGATTTCCTACTTCTATATAATGAACTCTTCTTTCAGGAGCTCTTATTATTCTATAAACAAGCATAGCATCTTCTGCTAACTGTAATTGCTTCCAAAGCTTTCTTGCTGGGTCTAAAACACTTCTACCATAAGGCAATTTAGTTCCATCAGAAACTAATCTAAAATGTGCAATTTGAAATTCTTCAAAATACATACCGTTTACGTCCCACTTAAATCTTGATGAATTTACATTTCCATCAAACGCTTCTTCTCTGTGAATCTCTGCAACTGGTAAAGCTCTAGAATCATAGATTCCTTCATTTTGGTCTATTTCAAGTTTCCAGAAAGTATCACCAAACTTTATCATTTCCCTAATTAAAAAAGTTAAATTATATTCCATATTTAACCTGTTTTTAAAAAGGTCTTTTAAAACAGTTTTTATTCTTTGATTATCAGAGTATATAGAAAGTATTTCTCCTCTCTCATTTCTTGTGACACACTCATCAGTAATAATATCAAGTGCAGCAGAAACTTCTGGCGACATATCCATGGCTCTAAAATCGTTATATGCACCAAGCCTATCAGTGTCATAATAATTACTTCTTGAGTATATATCTTGAGCTATTTTTTGAGATTGAACATCTAAAAAGTCTTGTTGCTTTTGCTGCATAGTATTAGATGTTGGTGCTGCAACATTTCCTGTTAAAACACCTCTTTCACTTGGTAATGTTCTGGAAGTCCTTCCTCTTTTTAATCTATCTAATAATGATATAAATACACTTTCTTCTGACATATTTTCTTTTTTAATAAATATATAAATTTTCTTTTTCTAAAGCCCATAAGAGCTTTTTTTAATTAAATGAAGCATTAAAATACATATAATCATCATTTAGTATGTTGTTCTTTTTTTCTAAAATTATTCTTTTTTTAAATGTTTTTGTTTTGCTCACTATATTTGAATGCCATTTTTTAAAGATTTTATCACTTTTTCCGCCAAGAGAAGAAACAATTATGCTTTTTTTAAAAAATAGTGAACATCTAAGAATTAAGTTACATTTATCCTCTTCTAAACCTGTAATTTCTTCTGCTATAAAAATATCTGGGTTATTACCTCTAAGTTGGTCTATATGATTAACTATATGTACTTCAACATTATTATAAATTAAACGGTGTTTGTTATAATATGCGGCTTCAACTTCTTTATTTCTCAAAAAATAAGAAAGTTTATTCATAAAAAGCTCTTTGTTTGGAGTAAATATTACAATTTTTTTATATTCACAACTATCATTTAATAAAATCAAACAAGAAATATAGTAAGCTAAAATAGTTGATGCACCTATTTGTCTTGTCTTTACAACAGAAACATTATTATATTTATGAAAAATTCTCAATAAATCTAATTGATAATCTCTAATCTTCGAAATTTCTTTTTCTAATGGCAAATAATTTAGAACAGGAAGATAAAAATTATTTTTATAATATGTTTCATACAGGTTCTCCATAAACCATATTATAGTTTTTTTTAAAAAAAAGTAAATAGATTATCCTTTTATTGGACCAAATAACCAATTAGTATCATTCCAGTCATCATCATCTTCCCAAGATTCTTTGTCTTTGCCATCTAAACCTAATGAATTAATGTCATTTTTACTATGACTAATCAAATCTAACATTTGCATAGTTTTTTGTTTATTCCAAAATACAGATTCAAATTCAGTATCTCTAATCAAAAGAGCGATTGCAAATGCAAAAATAAGGTCATCATTAAATCCTGGTGCATGCTCTACTTTGTCGCCATTGTAAATAAATGTTTCAAACTCCATAAGTAATCTGTCAGAATTAATTTTAATCTGCATATCACGCATATATTTAACTATAGCACTAACTAAAAGCGGTCTAGTTTTAACTGTTGTCTGAAATCCTGGCACATCTGTGTCTTTTTCTACTACATAATTATGAGACCTATTGAAAAGTTTTACTGCAGACTTAGAAATATACATCCTATCATTAGGATATTTTAATTGATTTTTTAACATTAATGTAGTAGCTAAACCAAAGCTGTTACATTCTATAGCTAAAAATGCAGTATTATATTTTAATCCGATTATATATATAAGTTCAGCAAATGTATCTGGAACTATTTTTCCTTGATATTCCCCAACTTGTTCTAAAGAGTCTGCATCAATTATTTGTAATGTAGAGTAGTCTTTACTATCTCCACGACCAACGTCTCCTCCTATTATGTAGTTTCCATCTTCTTTTGGCATTTGCCATATATGAAAAGTTGTTTCATAATCAACAAAACTTCCACCATCTTTTTTAAAGTCAAAATAACATATTGGTTTTTTATCGCCAATATCCCTTCTGTATTTCATTATTATTGAATTATCAATAACAACAGCACTAGAGCCTTCAAAAGATAAGTCTAATTCTTGAGATATTTTAACTTTATCGTGGTGTAATCTATCACATTCCTTACCATACCAAGGACTCCAAGGATATTCTTTTCCATCTACATCTTTTCTATGTTCTAATCCTTCAGATAAAATTGGATGTATAGACCAGTGTAATTTTATTGGCACAAAACTTCCGTGACCCTTACTTGCTTGAACCCATGTCTGGTGATATAAATTACCAGTACCTTTTGGTGTTGAAATCATAATACATTTACCTTGAGTTGCGGCCAAAGCTAATCCAGCACCCATCCAAATATCTTGTGCATGTTCAATAAATGCAGTCTCATCAAGTATTAAGCAAGTCAAAGATTCTCCACGACCTGCCTGTTTGCTACTTGCAACAGCCTTTACCCAAGAACCATTAGAAAAAGAAATTTGTTTTGTATTATTTATAAGTCTTTCATCTGGCAACATCCAATCTGGCAATTTATCCAAAACTTGCCTTACAGTATTTAAGAATCTTACAGCTCCATTTCCATTATCGGCAACAACTAAAATTCTTTCATCAAAACAAAAAACAAGCCTCCAAGCAACATACATTGCAGAAATGACTGATAAACCCATTTGTCTTGATTTTAATACTATAGAATTTTGATTATCATTAAAAGTTCTTAAACAATCTTCTTGATAAGGAAAACAACTCATTTTTGATACTTGTTGTTTTTTCATATCAAAAACATATCCATAGTTATTAGCAAAATAAACTGGGTCTTGTGCGCAATTTATATATTCTTGAATTAAATCGTTATTCATAAAGATAACATTGTATCTTTATAAATATGATTAAAATTAAAAAAAAGGATTATGAAAAATCTATAGTAAATGAATCAATAGAAAAACTTGCTTGCAGCATTTCTTCGTCAAAGTTTTTATTATTTATAGAAAAATCGCCAATTGAATAACTATTAATTAAAGCTCCATAAATTTTTATAGAACTTATTTTAAATTGTTTTGAATAGCAATCTATTTTAAAATTAAATTTATGATTAAACATATAGTTGTCAATCACACCATTAACTATATTTGTAATATAAAAATTATTTTTATTTGAGTTATGAAAGTATAAAGTTATATCCCTACACTTTGTTCTTCCAACCATTCTATTGCCATAAATGGCTTCATAATCAAGCTCAAGCGATGGCATTTCATCTAAAAAACAAATTGATTCAAAATTTTCCGTTTTAAAAAAAGAAAAGTCTTCATAAAAAAAATTATTTTTTTTTTCAATTAATACTTTTTTTAAAAACTTTTTACTTTCTATTCTTTTAGATTTTTCTAATGTAAAAATTGGAAGAGAACAAGGTGACATAATATTGTTTTAATCAAAAATAAAACTTTTAATTAATAAAAACAATATTTAAAACTGTATTTTATTTACAACAACAGATTGTTTTGTACAAAGAGTCAATATAATTTGAGGATTATAATAATCAGATTTTTTTGATTCAAAAAATATTGGAGACTTTATTACTGTAGATGTTAAATTAAACTTTACTAATTTTTCCATCTTTTTATTTATTACATATAAGTCCAAATCTTTTGCGTCTAAATCATAAATATTAAATCTGTAATACTTGTTTTTGTAATCATAAAAAGATTCTATCCATTCTATAAACTCTTTTCCATTTGTTTCACCAACATTGTCTATTATCTTAATTTCAAAAGAACAATATTCTTTATCACCCCAATTCAACAAGTCTATTGGAAAAGAATTGTTTATTGATGATACCAAAAGTTCTGTTTTATTTTTCTTTGAATAAGGTTTAAAGTCCAGAATAAAAAACCCTTCCCACATAGAATCTGCATTTTTATCTAATTTTTCAGATAAAAACTTTCTTTTCCTAAAGACTTCACTTCTATTTGGAAGAAAATTTAAATTCATAAAATAAATATAAATTATAGCTTAAAAAAGTAAACATATCTTTATATACCAACATAAACAGTCGTTGTTACATTTGATGTTACATTGTATATATCTGATATATATATTACTTCTGTTGTATTATTTTCTACATGTAGTTGATATATTCCAAAAGTAGAGGCTGACCAATACATTGTATAAATTCCTTGGTTTGAATTAGACAAAACAACATTTATTGTCACTCCAGTATTAATCAAACCATCTGTATATATTGTATTAGTAAAGTTTGCTGGGACCACTGGGGAATTAGTATTTATATCAAATGACCTAACTAATTCATATACTGTTTGACCTGTTTTTATATTCATTTCTTACAATTTTATTTTTTTATTCTCTTTACTTTTTCAAAATACTTCTCTCTCAGCTCTTTTCTGGCTTGTGTATAATTCCAAGCATCAATAGCGTGTTGTTTTTGTCCAAAAAAGAAATTTAAAAGCTTACTAAACTTCTTGCCAAACGCATTTAAATCTCCATCAATTTCTAATTTTCCAACACTTGCAGAAACAGATAAGTCTCTTTCTGAAAACGTCGTATTTTCTTTAACAGTTACCATATCCTCTAATATTTCACCATTCACATTCCAGCCCATATCTAATCCATAGGCCGCCTCAAAAAGAATGTGACCAATTGCCAAACAAGCACCATCAATCAATTTCCAAGCAAACTGAAATGGTGCATACCACCTCTTTAGTGTAACCATCAAATAAAAAGCATACAAAATAGAATAAAGAGTTCCTATAGTAAACATTAAAAAACTTACTAAAACAGCCCACATAAAAGCCCATAATCCTTGAAGTAATTCTTTCATAATTTTAACATTTAAATTTCATAATATTGCCACGAGTGTCCTATATAATTATCTTGAAAAAAAAGTGGAACATAATCTCTTTTGTATTTTTTACCGTTCACCATTTCAATTAAGTGAGTTTGTTTTTTTGTTTTATCTTTAAAAATATCATTTATGTCTTCCACAAACTTTTCAGAATTTATATACAAGCTCTTGTTGTCTTCCGCTGCTTTTTCACAGTTATAACCAATAAGATTTTCAGGTTCACCATCAAATCCTATCATATTGCAAAATGATTTATTACAAAATAAAATCTTTCTCTCACTATCTTCTATAAGATATGAAACTTTACCTTGAAATTTTTCATAATTTTCCAATATTGTTTTTATTTCATTTACAGCATTTTGTTCTTCTTTCGTATACATATTAACTCATTCTTAAATTTTCAATTATTCCTTCTTTTACTTGCGTAGTTAAATATGGTTTTGTGTTTGCGCTAACAGCATCTCTAAGAGGTTGAGTATATCCATCTAAAAATAATTGTATCTCATTTTTTATACCTGTAAGTAAATCAAATGAATATAGCTGTCCTATATTAGCAAGAGTATATGCTTTTGCTTGTGCAATAACATTACTCCTTCTTTCAACGCCTTCATGAATAGCCTCTGGGAGTGTGTAATATTTTGTTGTTACTTTTGTTGCTCCGACATCTCCATTCTTCAAAAACCAATTTGTTGTTTGAGTTCTAAACTGAACTAATCCATTTACATCTCTTGTATAATCTCTAAGTTCTTCAACAACTAAATCTGAATAAACTTGAGAATTTGTATTATAGTTCCTATAATAATCCGTTCTTCTTAATTCACCGAAAGTAATAGTTCTCTTTTTGTGTAATCCATATATATCATAATCTAAATTTGCAGGAGAATCAAAAGAATCATTAATTTTGAAATGTAAAAGATTATTATAATTTGAATTATAATTATAGTTTGCAATATAATTATTTAATTCTTGCTCTTGTTGAGCGTTTAATGGACTAAAAAATATTAATGATACATCTTTATCATTAACACTTATTCCACCATCAACAACCTCTCCATCATAAGAAGCATAAAGTTTCTTTCCTAATAAAGATTTTACCTCATCAAGTATCTGTTCTGTGTTATATTGATTTATAATATAATTGTAAGTATTCATAATTAAACTAAATTAACATTTAAAATTCCAAAAATATCAAAACCTCTGTTTGTAACAGTTACAGTACCAGTTGCTGCACTAAACTGCACTTTAATTACATCACCATTTGTGACACCTGTAATAGTTGCAGATGTTGATATACTTCTGTTTGAGTTGGTCATGGCAGCACCAGAATTTGATACTGTCCTTACTGAGCTTGGTTGTACAACATTATTTCTTAATATAGCAAATGTAGAAGAACCTGCATTGTTATTATTACTTATTTGAGCATTAAATCTTGCTACATATGTTGTTGCCGAACTACCAAGGTTTTTTGTTGTAAACGTCATGCCTGGAACGTCTACAAATGCCGATGTCGCTGTTGCGGTTGAACCAGTTGACACACCTTGTAAATCTACCTTCGTTGCACCTGTTCCAACAGGACTTGCCTGCCAAGCTGCATTACCATTTGCATCTGATGTTAAAATATACCCAGAAACAGGTGATACAGGGAATCTTAATGAACTTAAAACTGTAGCACTTGAGGCGCTGAATGTAGTCGCACTTAATGTTGGAGCATTAACTGTTCCTGTAAATGTTGCGCCAGATAAATTAGCCTCTGTTTCAAGCCTTGCATTAATGCTATCAAAATAAACATTTAAATTTGTACTTCCTGAAAATATATTTGTTCCTGAAAGGGATACAAATGTTGCTCCATCTGTTGAAGTCGTTAGCCCAGAAATATTCAAATTATTAACCGAAGGTGAATCTACAAGATTTATTATTGGGTTCTCCGCAGTCCCTCCTGTTGTTATATTTGAACCTGGTCGAACACTCTTAACGCCACCTCCACCAATAGTACCAATAGGAGCAAATATTGAATATAAATTTGTTGAGCCTGAAAATATTGTTGTTGCAGAAATTGTCTTAGCAGATAAACCATCTGAAAAAACAGCACTACAATCAGAATTTAAAATTAAACAAGTTGTATTATCTATAGAACCAATTGGAGTTACTGAAAACTCCATTTTTGTCCCACGATTTGTAGGAGACCAATCTTCAGTTGTTAAAACTCTTATGCGTGACTGAGAGGCTGAATTTGAAACCCCATCATAACCAGCAAAATTTAAATTACCTATTACGTCACCACTCAACAATGTTGACTTAGAAGAAGGGCTACCATTCGTTCTTCTAATCCTAAAATTAGAACCAAACCCGAATTGTTCAAAATCAGTAGTTTGATTTTGAGCAGATAAAGAAGTCACATGCAATGTTGCTGTAGTTTCAGGGTTCGCATTTCCTATATTTAAATAGCTTTCTACATATTGAGTTATTGCTGTTGTTGCGTTTAAAATTGTATTCCCAGAAGCATTTAAACCATTAAATGAAGGTGAATCTACAATATTTATTATCGGACTTTCTGCAGTTCCACCAGTCGTTATATTCGAGCCTGGTCGCACACTTTGCACACCACCACTCCCAATAGTGCCAATAGGCGCAAATATTGAATAAAGATTAGTTGAGCCCGAAAGTATAGTTCCGCCACTTAGTGTTGTAGCGCTTAGTGATGTTGCATTAACTGCCCCTGTAAATGTAGCTCCTGACAAGCTAGATTTAGTATTCAACTGACTTGGTAATGAATCCAAGTAGTTCTTGTCAGTAGAAGACATAAATCCTGCCGTTGTAGAATCTGCAACTGAGTGGGTTGTTCCGCCACTATGAACTCCATGAGCATGTTGGTGGTCTGACCTAGCAAATGAATTTGCAATACCTTCTGAGTTTGAATCTGAAATACTTATAGGCGCTGCTGTATTTAAAGGGTCTGCTCCATTAGGTAAGTGTCTTGTAGAGTGTGTTTGAGCTGAAACACCATTTATTGTACCTGCATTCACTATGTTGTTTGAGTCCATATCTAGATTTCCAGACATAGCTCTACCACCATCAACAAGCAAGTATTGAGTATGGTCGTCAGCAGATAGACCAAGTAAGTTACCATGTGTTGAGGAAGCATTTACGCCTCCCGCTTTAAATCCGATAATAGGTCTAATATCTTCAACTTGCGTAATTCCAGTAGCACCCTCTTGAACATATATATTCGCAATCTGCACTAATGAATCTGAAAAATAGGTTGGTGGAGTAGGTAATAACGCATCCTCTGTTTCAAGAAGTGTTGCATATTGATTTTGACCTAAAACTAATAAATATTGCTCATAAATACTATCTCCAATCAAATAAAATGTGTGTTTTGTATAATAAGATGATGATAAGGCAGATAGCGAACCATTATTATCATATAGTGAATTCGTAACAACAGTAGTTGCTGAAGATGTCCAACCAGTTAATCCAGTTCTGTTATATTGAACAAAAGTTATATCAGTACCTCCTGTAGGCTTAAACTCGTTTGTTGAATAGTAATATTTACCCGATGATGCATCTAGGTGGAAAGGCGTCGTGTTTTCTGTAACGATAGAACCATCTGCATATATAGGTCCGATAGCTTCTGTAAATAAATCAGAATATCTATTTGAAGTATGTTCTGCATTCAATGGAGACAAATCAATAATCTCAATAGATGAATTTGTTACAACTCTGCCTAAAATTATATTATTTATCGAATTCGGTCTAGAACCAGATGTAGATAAAACTCCGTTTTCATTGAAATAAATGTAAAGATTAGAATTGCTTGGTAAGACCAAATCCTGAGAGTCCCAATCAATTCTTTTCAATATCTTAGTATTAGGAGCTTTTTCTAAATACCCAAAACCTGTGCTTATATTAATAGTTAATCCACTCACTTCTGTTATAACACCACCTTCGATAATCCCCATAGTAGCACCCTTTATCAATATTGTTGATAAGTCTGTATGTGTACCATCTGTAAATGTTACAGATAATTGATTGGTGATATCTAACTCTCCATCAGTACTATCTAATATAAGCCAAGAAACAGAATTACTAGCGTTAAAAATTTGAGTATGTGATGCTGAACCAAGTATAGTTCCAGTAGTTGTTGAATTTTCAATAGAAATATCATAAAGACCAGAATTTGTAATACTAATAGCATCTAAGTCAAATGAGCAATCACTTCCTACATTCGCATTTCTAATTCCATAATAGAATGAGTCTATATCAACAGAAGTACAATCTAATGAAGCTCCATCCTCTATATGAATAGCAGTTTCTCCTGTGTTTCCCATTCCTGCCATAGAAGAAGATAGGATATTGAAAGTTGCACCACTTCCTGTCGCAAAGTTACCAACTTGAACTCCGTCACCAGAAGGGAAAATATAGTAGTTTTCTAAATTAATGAAAGCTTGATAATTATTGTTTGCAACTGCTTTTGCTCCATAACTATAATTACCATTAAAATCCATATATTCCCCATAGAATATTGTATCTTGAGTTACAGACTCTACGTGAACATTTGTATCACAATCTATAATAGAGATTTTGTGAGCTTGTGCAAAATCTCCAATGTCATATACATATACAGCTGAATAACCATTGCCGACGCCACTAAGTGACATAAATGAAATCTCACAATTATTACCCATCTTAAACAAGTGCTGAGTACCTGTATTTGGAATTACTAAAGTCGATTGAATGCTTGCACCGACGACACTAATGAACGGCTTATTTGTTAAATCTATTTCATCCTCATAAAAAATTCCAGCCCCAACACTAATTAAATATCTATTAGTACTTGATGCGTCTGTAATAAAATTAACAGCATCTGCAATAGATGTAAAGTCTTCTCCTTTTTTGGCGACTTTAATAATTTTAGTATCATTATTTGTTAAATAAAATGGAGCGTCATTATTTATCGAGATTTTAGAAAACTCTGAGATACCATTAAAATAACCTGTCGTTCCAGGATGCTCTATTAAAATATCATTTGTACATTCTGATATTCCTAAGGAATCACAAATGATGTTTGGTGCACCATTTCCTGATAAAGAATATAATCCATTCTCAAAACCTCTAATAACTGAACCAATGATTCTAACGTCAGCACTATCTTGAGCTTTTAAAAATGTTGAACCTGTTGATTGAGCAATTCTAAATGTAGAATTTGTAATAGTACATGTTGAACCAGTTCCTGATACTGTAAAGAAATCGGTTGTTACAGGCAATGTTGTATCTTTGTATGTACCATTAGTGAATATCACCTGAGATAAAGTTGTGCCAGTATTCTCTATCTTAAACCCATAAGCGTTATTTCCAGTTACACTACACCTATCTATATAGACTATTGAAGAAGCCGAAGTGGCATAACAATGAACTTGAGTTTCATTATCGTTAAAATTACAATCTTTAATTAAAAACCCAGTTCCGCCAGTTCCATTATGGTAAACAGCTTTTCCTCCTGAACCGCTAGCGTTTGTCAAAACTAAGTTAACAATTGATGACGCATCTGCACCAACAAATATAGTGTTTGTATTTACTGTCGGTATAACTAAAACACTTCCAAGTGAATTTGCTACAATCGAGATACCTGTTTTCATTGTAATAGTATCTTCAATGTACATGCCTGGACCAACCTTAACCACGTATGGATTTGATGTTGTTGCTGCGGTAATTGAATCGACGGCATCTTTTATTGATGAAAATTCTACATTCCCGCCTTTTCCAACATTTACAACATTTTTAACATAATCATCATTTAATCCTAGAAAAATATTATATAAATCAGTGCTTCCTGAATAAATAGTTCCACCACTTAATTGAGTTGCAAACACATTACCGCCTGTTGCTGTTCCTGATAATGTCAAATTATTAAATGAAGGTGATGCAGTAATGTTGACTATCGGATTAGAACTTGTTCCGCCTATCGTAACGTTTGAACCCGATTTTACTGAATCAACAAATATATCATATAAATTTGTTGAACCAGAATAAATAGTTCCACCACTTAATTGAGTTGCAAACGCATTACCTCCCGTTGCTGTTCCTGAAAAAGTAAGATTGTTGACTGATGGTGATTCTGAAAGATTTATTGTTGGGCTTGTAGCCGTTCCTCCTGTTGTTATATTTGAGCCAGGCAAAACATTTTGTACACCCTCCGAAGAACCAATTGGTGCAAATATCGAATATAAATTTGTACTTCCCGAATAAATAGTTCCACCACTTAATTGAGTTGCAAAAATATTACCTCCTGTTGCTGTTCCTGAAAATGCAATATTATTTACTGATGGAGAATCTACAAGATTTATTGTAGGATTATTTGCAGTTCCACCTGTTGTTATATTTGTCCCTGGCTGAACTCTTGTTATATCATTTCCATCACTTGATGTTAGGAAAATATCATATAAGTTAGTGCTGCCCGAATAAATCGTGGACGCACTTAAATCTCCAATGTTCGAAAAACTACTTTCAATAGTATTTGCTGTTAACGAAGTAATGTCACCCTCTGTAGAGGTTACATTTTCAAATGTTGCATAATTAGATTTGTCTACAAATATTATATTTGCAACAATATCATTTAAGATAGATTCTTCTGGTGCAGTTAATGCTTGTTCAAACCAAATATCTATATTAAATGTTTGAGCATTATAGTCAATATACATTGGTGTAATTGACAATCCATCAACTACCGAATTAAATAAATCACTCGGAACTACTTGTTTATTGTATGAATAATTAAAAGCCATTTTTGTTTATTAATATTGTGCTAATAATGAAATTTTACCTGACCAAGATGAGCTTACACTTGGACTTACAACTAAATGTAACCAATCTGAAGTTGTTCCTGAAAAGTCTAATGATAAGAAATCTTTACTCCTAACTATTGAATTGGTAGATTTAGACCCAACTTGATTTGTTGTGAATACATAGCCACTATCTAAAACAGTTCCTCCAGTTACAATTGTACCATTTGTTGAATATTCTAACAGAGTTCCTTCAGTCGTCGCAGTCCAAGCATTCCATGTTGGAGAGCCACCTAGATTATTTTCTCCAGCAAAACCCCTTTGTAATATCAGCTTCCATTCTGCCGTTACAGTTGTTGTAGTTGTTAACAAATCAATAGATAATGGTATGATTGAAATTCTATTTGTTCTACCTTTAAAAAGTTGAGACAACCTAACAGATATAACTGCTTGTTCAGAAGCAAATGTTCTTGTATTTAATCCATTAGAAACTGCTGTTGTAAAACCAAACTGTTCTTGTCCTCCCTCTGAAATAACAGATGAGCATATTTGCTTAAATGTATTATCAGTTCCGCCTTGAGAAGTTACTTCATATCTAACTGGTAGATTTGGGGTTCTCATATAAACCGAAGTTTTATTGTTGGCATTTAAAATTTGATGTACAGGAATTATAACTCCATCTATATCTAAACCAAAAATAACTCTACCAACTCCTAGCCATTGAAAATTTATTAAGAAAATATTTGTCTTAGTGACATCCAAATGAATTCCGCTTGGGTTTAAAGTGTTTCCAGTATCTAATGTGTCTAAATTCCATTGACTTTGTGGTATGAATGTATCAACTATCGAACCGCTTGTATCAGACCTTAAGACAACGCCAAAAGTGTTAGTACCACCAGTTTGAGAAAAGAATAAACCATTTTCGTCATTGTAATATCCCATTCTCTTTGTAACGTTTGCTGTCGGCGTTCCAAAGACTCCAGTTAAAAATATTAACTGAGACTTGCCTGGCTGATAAATATTATAACCATGTTGTTCCCTTAGTACTCTATGCCCATTTGCAGTTACGTTGAATTGGGTTTCAGATGCACCTGAATTAAAAGTTACAGTACCACCACTTGTATATGTTTCCATAATAGTAGCACCACTTGTAAGCGTTTGATTGAATGAAAATAAAGCTTGTGGATTACTAGTTCTCAACCTACCAAATGCATCTATATTTGGACTGTCAGAAAAACTTATTTCATTATTAAGTGTAAAGCTCATATTAATAAATATTTCAAATTAAATTACTATATATTCTTCACCGTCATATAGGAAGGTGAGTGATGGATTATTTCTAAGTTTTATAACATATGATGTGTTTCCATCAATTGTCTTTGTTCCTCCTGACATCGTTATCGGATACGTAAATGAAACACCTGCTCTATCTTTAACTACAAAGAAGTCATTTGTATTAGGATTTGAAGGTAAATTTACTTGCGTGGCTGACCCAGCTGTTTTATTTATCGACAAAGTATTTACTGTGCCCGAAAAACTATAACTTGTTCCTGCTGTTAAAATAAATGTATTATAAGGACTTTTGTTTATCGGCTGAAAAATAGCCGATAAATCAGTTGAGCCTGAGTATATTGTTCCTCCTGATATTGTTGTTGCGCTAACTGAAGTCAGAGTCGGAGTTGTCGTATTTGTATATCCACTAATCGAAGCATTATACTGAAGAATGGAATTATTTGTTCTACCTGAAGAAATTATGTCCTGAATTTCATTTGTAGACGGGTATCTGTGTGGTCTTACGAAAATAGAACCATTGGCATTAGCTCTAATTACTATAGCCATTTCTATCTTCAAGTTAGGGAAATTTGGCTCAACATTGGTTAATCCACCCTCAAATGTCGGAGACACCCACAATACATCACCTTCACTCCATGTTTCACCATAAGGAGTACCTGTTGTATCAATCCCTCTAACTAATCCAAATTCAGTTACATAACCATCATCTCCATTTATTATGTCTTCAGTGGCAACACCTAGTGTATACTTAGCAGGTATAGTACCATTTGCAATCATATACTTACCTAAAATTCTACCAGAAGCCCCCAACGTTCCAGCTGCTCTTACAACACGACCATTTTCAATTGTTGCTCCACTTTGATTTTTTACGTAGTAATAATATTCTAAACCAATTTGTTGCGATACTTGAGAGCCATGCATACCAAGACTTATGGTTCCATTTGGTTCATCCCAATACATCTTACCTTCCGTACTAACACCTGGTGTATATCCAGTATTAAATTGAATATAGTCTTCAACATAAACTGTTGACGCAGACATTGCCTCAAGATTTGTATTTCCTGTTACTATAAAATTTGAATTTATAGTTGTAAGACCCGAAGTTGTAAGTTGATTAAAGATTGGTGAGCCAGAAACTGAAACCTTATAGTCATTACCTGATTGTTGAACTATAATATTTGAGCCAGCTGATACCGATGTTCCAGATAAGTCTCCAGAAGTTAAAAATATGTCATAAAGGTTCGTAGAACCAGAATAGATTGTAGATGCAGATAAAGAATTGACATCTATACTACCATTAAAGACAAAATCACCATTAACTGTATCTCCAGTTCTATTGATTCTATCCCATCCTATTGGTAAAATATCGTTTGCAGTAGTTCCAGATGCATATAATATTGCATCAGCTGTATTTAAAGCCAATTCTCCAAGCTTTAAGTCGCCAGGAGACGGTATCTTTCCAGGTACATTTGACCTTTTTACTAGGAATGTAGTATTTCTATTTGTCATATTTATGACTTATAATAATTTGTTTATATAAAAGACTATATAGTCCTATTTGATAAATATTATAAAATAATAAAATGTAAATAATCTTATTAGTCTTTTTATAACATTATTTATGATTTAATAAAAAAAAGGACGTATTTTCGTCCTTTTTTTAAAATAAAATTTAAATATATTAATAAGTTCCTCCGTCTAAAACATCAAACTCAGCTAAAACTCTAACGCCATCTGGGGCACCATTATTAAAATTAGTATTTCTTATAACTATATCATTTAACTGTGTCAAGAAAGCTCTATTTACATATCCAGTAGAACCAGTATATTCAGAAGCATCACCACCAGTGAATGTATTCATTTGAGCAACAGTCAAATAAACGTCAGTGTTTGTTACTGCTGAAGATGCAACCAATCCACTACCATCTTGAATTCTTATACCAGAAGCTACTGATGTTACAATGCTACTACCTGTAGGATTATAATTTAATGTAATTTGAGGGTCTTCAACGTAAAGCTCACTTGTAGCAACTGTAGTAGCCGTACCGAAAACAGTTAAATCACCATGAACAACTAAATTTCCTATTCCTGGAGTTGATATTGAGCCTCCACTACCAATAACTAAACCTCCTTGTCCAATTGTTGCAGTTGTTCCAGAAGCATTTGTTACATTTATATTTCCAACTGTTAATAAGTTTGTTGAATCATTGTATTCAAATCCAGATTCATCAACAAGTCTACCACTTGTTCCAACATAAACAACTCTTCCTTGAGTTAAACTTGAATCTGTAAATCCTGTAGCAGATACAAGTCCAGAGAATGTAGGCGAAGAAGAAACGTTAACTATTGGATTAGAAGCCGTTCCTCCTATTGTAATATTTGAACCAGCATTTACAGAGTCAACAAATATGTCATATAAGTTTGTTGAACCAGAATAAATAGTTCCACCACTTACGTTTGTTGCAAAAATATTACCACCAGTTGCAGTACCTGAAAAAGTAAGATTGTTAACTGAAGGTGATGCTGTAAGATTTATAATTGGATTTGTAGCAGTACCTCCAGTTGTTATATTTGTTCCAGGCTGTACACTTGTAATACTTTCTGTAGAATTGGCAATGTTATATATTATAGTCTCAAGAGACGTTCCTGCTGAGTAAAATGCTGTTGTTGCAGATACATTTGTCGCTATTGAACTTCCACCAGTTGAAACTCCTGAATAAGTGATATTATTAAATGAAGGTGATGCAACTAAATTTACTATTGGATTAGAAGCCGTTCCTCCTATTGTAGTGTTTGAACCAGCATTTACAGAGTCAACAAATATATCATATAAGTTTGTTGAACCAGAATAAATAGTTCCACCACTTACGTTTGTTGCAAAAACATTTCCACCAGTTGCAGTACCTGAAAAAGTAAGGTTATCAATTGAAGGAGATGCTGTAAGATTAACTGTTGGGTTATCAGCAGTTCCTCCAGTATATATATTTACTCCAGGCTGAACTCTTGTTGTAACTCCTTGTATTTCCGAAATATTACCTAAAACAAATCCACTTGTTGTACCACTTAAGAACTTACCAACTAATGCTCCACCATTTTGACCTTGATATTCGATTATTTGATTTCTTAATCTTAAATCATAAAGATTTGAACCTACTTCAAAAAAGTTTGCTGTAGAACCAGTTCCTGCTGCAGTCCATTCAGATGTTGAAGTTGTAAAACCAGAGAAAAAAACAATACCATCTGCAGTATTTACAATAGGTTCACCTTTTATAAGGACTGATGGTAACGGTCTATTTACTATATCCGAGTTCTTTAATACATGAGTAGTGCTTCTAGTTGCCATTTTTTATTGTTTATTTTTTATTTTTTATCACTATTAATAAATATATATTTTTTTTTTATTTGAATTTAATATGTTCCTCCAAACAATGTGTCATCTTGAATAACTGAATTATTTGCTGTAATAATTCTTGAATTGCCAAGTAAATCATTTCCAAGATTTAAATTTTGTGTATAAACCTCAGTTGATGCAGTCCAAAATGTTGATGCTCCACTGACAGTGTTTATATTTCTAAATCTTTTAGAAGAACTTCCAATGTCAACCGAATTATCATTTAATGGTTCTATTTTATTGTTTACATAATAAGTTTCACCAGTTATTGTATCTGCATATATATTTCCTCCAAAAGCTTCGCCTGAAAAACTTACATTATTAAAGCTGGGAGAATCTTGAACTGAAACTTTATAATTTAATCCATTTTGTACTAAATTAATGTTACTACCTTCAGTTAATGTTGTTCCAGAAATATCTGTGCTAGTTAAAAATATATCTTCAAGATTTGTAGAACCAGAGTAAAAAGTATTAGCAGATAAACTAGCATTAAAGTAGCTATCACCAGTAACGGTGCCACCGCTAATTGGTAAAAAATTATCATTTATCTTATAAAAATACTGTCCAGACACAATTATTTATTTACATATCATTTATATCATCTTCTATCTTAATGCTTATACCACCCTCTCTTGGTAAAGACATTTTTTTTCCATCAGCAAAAAAAAGCTCAAATTCACCAACATAATTTCCAGAAATAGAAGTTTCTCCTTCTTTCCAATTATATTGTATAATTCCACTGGTAGCAGATATAGTTTGAGCGGATTGAGAAGAAATAATTAATACACCACAATCATCAATCATTGAAAAATTAATTTGTGTAACTGTAGTAAGGTTAAATCTTTCCCAGTTACCCAAACAGCCTTTGTCATAAACAGTTGCTATTAAAGCAGGTGCTGTATCATTTCTTTTTATTATAAATGGTTTCTGACCTTGTGACATAATTTATTAACTTATAATTTCTAATCTTATTTCATTAGTTTCTAATCTAATGTCGACATTTTGACCAACTACTATAGGAACTAATTTAAATCTTGTTATTAATTTTTTTAATGGACTTTCTGCTGTATATTTAACTAACCAATTTATTTCATATGTTTCATCAATACTATATAGTCCAGCCGTTAAATCTACATAATATTTACCTAAAGTTTCAAAAATTACATTTGGACTTTCTATTGTTTGATTTGTATTTCTGATTATAACATTAGCGCTTACATCAAAGACATTTATTGGAATGTATGTTTCGTTTAAATTTTCAATTTCTATACAATAAAAATCTCTATATAACCTTAAATAACTCATTTGCAAAATAAATTTATAGCTAAAAATAAATAGTAAAAAAAAAGGAGACCGCATCAAATTAGTCTCCTTTTTTTGTATATTTATTATTATTTTATGCGTTAAGTAAACATCTATCTGGCTGTACTGTAATTTTTACTCTAGAAACATCATCTGCTCCATAATCATAACTATCAAATGAAGCGTTAGTTATAAAGCATCCAATTAAAGTCCACTTTTCAACTTCAACACCAACTGGGTCTAAAGCCTTAAGTACTAAATTCTTTTTGTAACCAACAGCATAACCCATTCTACCAGTTGCAGATTCTGCATGAAGTCTAACCCACTCCATAACCTTTTGAGTAGTAGAAGGTCCTATTACATCAATAAATTCAATATCAATTGTGCTCCACTTATATCTTCCTGCAACGAATGTGCTAGTATTCATATATTGGATTTCAGTACTACCGATTTCTATTGTAGGTTTTCCAGAAGTTTGTACATTGAATGATTCAATACCTAATTCAGAAGGGAATTCAAGTACGAATCTATTTTTTCTTTTTGGTTCCTGTTCTACTGGAACTGGTCTAAACATTACAGCCATCTCTATTTTTTTTTAATTGTTTCTTATGTTCTATTATAAATATGAAACAAAAAAAATTTTTATTGTTTTTTTTATTTTTTTTAAAAAATAAATCTTTAATAAAAAAGGGATACATTTCTGTATCCCTTTGATTTTATTTGATAATTAGAAATTAAAAATCCTCAAACCTAGCACCAGTAGGAAGTACTTGGAACGTAAGGTCTATAAATTCAGCAGTTCTAGTTGGTTTCAATTGAATCTTACCTACTAATGTATTTCTGTCAACAACTTCTGCAGGGTTATTAGACTCATCCATTACAACTCTAAATCCACTTAAACCTCTTTGGTTTTGTATTTGTAACAACAATGGTTCAACTTTAGATAAGAACTGGTCTCTTAAAGTTTGGTCGTTTTGTTCGAACAATAATGTCTGAGAAGTAGCTGCAACAATTCTTCTAATTTGTAACAGTAATCTTCTAACATTAATTCTATCAAGAGCAGACTGTCTAACTTGAAGAGTTTTTTGACCATATATTACAACTCCGTTTTGAACAAATGTTGCAATTGGATTAATTCTTCCTTCGTATAACGTATCTCTTTGTGCTTGACTTAACTTAATATCTGCTTTTCTAACAATGTCAGAAGCAGTACCTCTGTTTATACCTGCAGGCGCAAACCAAGGGAATGCTACATTATCAGTTAAAGCAATTGATTTAACAACTTCTGCTGTTGGAGCAATATAAACAAATTTGCCACTTGTTTGGTCTTCAATTTGAACCCAAGGCCAATATGTTGCTGCATAACTAGAATCTATTCCTGTATCTTGCATATTCAATACTGCTTCTTCAGGAGTTCCTTTTGCTTGGTCAGTAGTGAGCCTTGGAGAATCAATGATGTAAAGAGTATCTGCTCTATCTTCTATTATTCCAAGTGCATATTTAACTATTTCCTCATTTTCTGAATAGTTTATACCAGGAGTTGCAAATAAGTTAATGTCAACTTCTTCAGGGTTTACATAAATGTCAACAGCTTCTTTAAATGCTTCTCTATTTGAATTATCTCTTGAATTAACTGTAAAAGTTGGAGTTCTAAACTTATTCCATCCATCAAAACCACCTGCAGGAGCTAAAGTGAATTTTCTTTCAGCTTTAGTATAACCACTAAGTGCATTATAATCACCTTTTATATAGCCAACAGGAGCAGTAGATTCAAGGTGGAAACCATCTATTGTTGTGATTCCACTAGCAAGTCCACCAACATACTTAAACATGTCAGCCTCTACTGTATTTATTGTATTTGCGTAATTAACTTGATTTGAAGTAAAGCCTGTATATGCTAATTCAGAAATTCCTAAGAAAACTTTATTTACAGAATCTCCAGATAAATAACTAGTCTTATAATAGAATGGAGCAGCAGTCTCACCACTTAATCCAGCCTGTCTTTGAGAATATCCTTTAAAACCAGCAGGAACAACATTTGAAGGATGCCCTTCAGCCATGTCAATAGTTACAAACAAAGATTGTCTTGGATATTCTTCATCAGTTGTACCAATTACTCTTGCAATATAATTTCTTTGAGTTGGGTCCATTGACACGCCTCTAAATCTTTCAAGTGCAGTTTGGAAAGAAGAACTATCAGTATCGTTAAAATCTCTAATTAATACATCGAAAGTTTTTGTTATAGTATCAATATTTGTAATTGATATTTTTATTTCTCTGTTGGCAGAATTACCATCAGAAATTGATTGAAACTTAAACAAATCTCTTACTTGTCCACCAACAACATTAGAAACAATCCAAGGTGTTGAAGGATTTGTATATTCTGTATCTTTAGCATATTCTGTAAATGATGTGTCACCGTTAGAATAAACTAATTGAGCAGTAATTCCAGTAATTTCTCCTCTAGAAACAGCTTCTCTCAAGAAGTGAGGATATATAGATTCAACATATATACCATAATCTCCGTCTAGTTTCTTAGGGTTTTTACCTAAAACATTTACTATATAACTTTCTTTGCTTTCATCTAATGTAACATTCAAAGTATAAGCAGAGAAATAAGAACCAGTACTTGCACTTAAAACAAAATTAGACAAAGGAGCTCCAGCAGTTACTACACCTATTTGAATGTCAGTTTCATTGTTAGCATAAAAGCTTGTTCCTTCATCTGGTGATTTACTTCTTAGTACTGCAATTACAGCCCCATTCTTATCGCCAGAACCTTCAGCTTTAATTAGCCAAGCGTTAGAATCAACGAAACCTTCTTTACCAAGAACTCTAGTTACAGTTAATTCATTTGATTGTGATAAAAAGGCATTTGCCACATAAGGAAGTTGTAATTCAGTATTTGTTCCACCAAATCTAAAAAGAAATTCATCTGTACTTCTTACTTTGATTGGTTCAAAAGCTGGACCTTTTTCAGTTAAACCTACAAGTCCTAATTTAGTTAAACCTACTCTTGATGCGAAAACTGAGAAATCTTGTTCTCTTGTGTAAACACCAGGCGATACGAATATAGTTGCCATCTGATTATTGTTTTTTATTAATTTGTTTATAGTTTTTCAATAAATAGGATAAAAAAAATCAAAACTAACATTCATCCTCTCTAATTTCTATAGAAATTTTTGTAATCGTTTGAACACGCTCAAATTTCTTAGGGTCTACTATTCTAGAATACACAGTTAAAGGATAAACTAATTGAAAATATCTATCTGAATCTATATTATCAACAGTATTATCTTCACTCGGGTCTCCCAAAATAGCTGGTATGTTATATCCATTAATTTTCATATAACCTTGACCGTCAGAAAATGCTTCTTCCAACATTTTTTCATAAGAAATATTAACATCCTGCATATAATGAGTTACAAATCTTAATTCATATTCAACATCAACCCAAGTAGGTTGAGGAATTTTAAAAAGTTCATAACCGCCCAAAACACCATCTGTTGTTGGAACTTTTACATAAGTAAATTTTAATTTCTTTGGAATAGTTCTTTTTACTGGCGCTGTTCCTTTTTTTACGCCCTTTCTTCTTAAAGTCATAAATGGCATTGTTATTTCTTCTCCACTTTCATCTTTTAAGAATTTCCAGTTCATTTTAAATTCGGCCCATCTTTCTTGTGTTAAAAATATTACTGGTACTCTTGAGTCGTTTCCTTCAGCGTCTTCAACTGTAATATTTATATCAACAACAAAATCCCTCATACCTCTATCAATATCTTCAAGAAGTAATTTTTGAGGTAAATAATTTGTATTTTTAAAACTGTCGTCTAGATTTTTATTGATATTTTTTTGAATAGACATTTAAATTTAAAATTTATCCTTTATTATAAATATTAAATATTTTTTTATAAGTATTTGATTTTTGATTTTATTAATCATATATTCGCAAAAAATTTTCAATTTGAAAAAAGTAAGAATCACTCATAGTTTAATTAAAAAAATTATTGAAAAAGAAGAGATTCTAACATTTTCTTACTTTATTAAATTAAAATATCTATATACAAATTCTACCATTTATAATTTTTCAGTAAGAAAAGCTGCAAAACTTATAGGAACATCTCCCAGTTCAATCAAATTTCATTTAGATAAAATGAATGATATGGGAATTGTTAAAATAATTAAAAATAAAGATGGTGGTAAAAACATAACTTTTTCTTCAATAGAAAAAATTTCAGAGATATATGGAATAAATCATAACAAAAAATGTGGTTCTATATATTTTCATAATTCAGAAAGTGTACAAGTTATTAAAACTAGATTATATTCTAAAGTTTTAATAAACAACATCAATAAACAAAAATATACTATCAAAGGAAAGTCCAACTCGCTTATGCGGAAAAGAGACCAAGTCAAAAAACTAGCTAACAATGATGTTTTAAAAACAAGGCTAGAAAGGTCAATTGCGAGTGAAAGGATAAACTTTGAATCTTATTTGTGTTGTCAAAGTATTGGTGAAATGTTTAATAAAACAAAAATGACTGGCTATAATCAATTAAAGAAGATGGCTGGGATGGGTATTTTTAGAATAGAGAAGAAATATATGAAAGTTTTAGAAAATTGTACGCAAAATGAATATGAAAAACTATATGAATATGGTCAATTAAAAAAAGGCAAATATTTTTATAGCAAAAAAGAGTCTGCAATTTTAAAGAGTGTTGGTTTTAAAATTGACGTTATATAAAATTTTTTTAACTGTTCAGATTATTTTACCAACATACGGCGGATTAATATAATAACGTTAAGTATATTGTTTATTCTTGTTAATGCTTATCTTGCATTAAATACATCAGAGTTAACTTCGACGCCTTTAACTGTTATTGAGTACAATTTATCCCCACCCCAAGAATGTTGGTTATCTATATTTGAACTTCCATCATCAGTAACTTCATAATAATTACCTTTATGATACATAAAGTCACCCATTCTAATTTCTACACCTAATTCATCCAAGTGAGTTACATACATACTGGCGGTTATTTTACCGTAGCCCTTTTTAATCAAGCCTCCAGGCGTCATATATTGAGGCTCTTGAACTTCTACGTTAATTCTTCCGAAAACTTCTACTGGGTCTAAATAAGCTTTCTTTTTAGACTCGCCATATAAATCGTGAGTTCTAGTTCTTTTATAGTCAATCCTATATAATATGAAAGATTCTTGTAATATGTCTTCAGTTATTTCTCTACCTGCGTTTTGAAAAAATCTTCTTTCTTTCTCGCCAAAGAATAACTTTATACCCTTTTGTGAATTGTCCAATTCTTTTGCTTCAGCAGGCTTTTTCATATTCCTGTTGAGCATTCTATCTCTATTGCTATTTCCTATATTTCTGTCAGACATATAAAATTGTTATTATCCTAAATAAATAGGAAGTGGACCATAACTAAGAGTTTTGTTAACATACTCTTGCATAAGTGCATTATTTTCTAGAAGAGCTTTGTAATTTAATCTATCTAATAAATCTCTTAACTCTTCTTTTAATTTTGACATGTCTTCTCTACCGTTAGATATTAAATCACCATGATTCATTGTAAGTGTAGCATCTGGAATTGGTAATTCACCTGAAAATTTCCCTCTAACACCTAACCCTAATAATTCTTTAGCTAATGCTTGAGCATATTTTTTAACCCAAGTTTTAGCTGGGTCATTTAATTCATTATATCTTAAATTATATAAAATAGCATCTGAAGGACCTGAAACTAGACCGTTTCCTTGATTTGGGAGTCCATCAACAGGATTTGTGCTACCTGTATAACCAGGATTTTGTGTAAAACCGCTGTACAAATCATTTCCACCTATACCAATCTTATCATAATAATAATAAAACATTGTGCCTGGAGTTCCTGCACCACCACCAATACCCATATTAGAAGCACCAAGACCAGTATTTGTATTATTTCTTGGTATTGGATAAAGAGAGATTACTTTTGTCCCATTAGCTCCACCTCTTATTCTATAAGAATATTCAGAACCTCTAACTTTATTTCTTAATTCTGCAGCTTGTGCAGTAAGGATAGTATCATAGACTGGCATTACATGATAAAGTGTGTGACCAGCAAAAGAAGCGCCAAATTCAGAAAAAGCAATATTTGAATTTGCAAATGGGTCTAATCCAAATAAATTAATAAAGTTAGGAGTAAACCAAAGTACTTCATTTATTTCTCTATTTGCTGGAATAACATAATCTTGCGTACCAGCAGTCAATGGTATAGAATCTAATTTAAGTTCTCTTGTACTATTAACACCACCTAATCCATTAACTTGTTCAGCATAAGCTGTCGAAAAAGTTCTTTCAAATCCAAAATTTTGAGAAACGAATTTTAAAGTAAAATCAATATCATTTGGAAGACCTAACATTTGAGAAAGCCTGTTTTCTAAAGCCCATTGATGTATATAAGAAGAATATTCTTCAATGGCTTCACAAAGACATTCTTCTAACTGTTCATCTTCTAACTCAACACCCATTACTGGCTCACCAAGCTTTCTTCGAATTCTTCTATAAATTCTAGAAATTTGCTCTTGAGTCATTCCGCTCAAACAATCTTCAGATATTATTTCACAATATTGTCCGTAACTCATTTTATGAAATTTAATTAATTAAATGGTCCAAATTGGCTAGGAATAAATTTAGATTTAAACCCTATGAAAGTACCAGCATTTACTGTTAAAGAACCAACAACAACATCAACATATTGATTTGCGGCACTTGCTGTGAAAGTGAAGGTTCCTCCACCAGCTGCATTTATTGTAACATTACCTGCAGATATGCAATAAACTCTGTGTACTGTACTTGCCGTAACACCATCTCCCAATTCAGCTGGACCCATAGTACCAGATAAAGGAATAACTTTGTAATTAGCACTTATATTCATCATTATTTAAGTTTTATTTATAAATAGTTTGAAAAAACAATGTATTTGCTTAAATTTGTATAAATGAATTTTTTAACAGAAATAAATATAAATAATTTTAAATCAGGACTTTTTACTGTATCATCAGATTATTATTCTTTAAATTTTGAAGAAACATATATTTATTTAGCAAACAAAAAAGAAAAGGTTTTATTGTTTACATCTAATTTCAACAATTCTTATAATCACAAAGAAATAGATAAGGTAACATTATATCCTTATAAAACAATAGAACAAATAGAACAACTTATAATTAATCATAAACCAAATTATGTGTTCATAGAAAGTTATGAACATTTAGAAAGCTCTAAAGATTATAATCATAATAGAAAAATTTTATTAGAAAAAAAAGATAATAAACAACTTCCAAAAAATATAAGCATTTTTCAAGAACAAAAAATAATATTAACAGATTTAAAACTTTTATCCTCAAAATATAATATTAATATTTTTGTTTATAAACAAATTATGAACCATCAAATTAAGTTTGAGAAAAATTTTATTTATATACCTAACTTACATATACATTTTAAAAAAAACAAACAAATAGAAATATATGATAGAAAAAATTTTTAAACTAGCCAAAATAGAATCAGAATGGTTAAGTCATTATGGCCATGAAGACTCTAGAAAGGAAGAAGAATTTGAAGATATTAAATTTTATGATAGAATGCTTCCTATTGGTTATTCAAAAGTATGGACTCCTCTAGAACAAAGATGTCCTATGGGATATGTTGATACTCTTAATATAAATGAAGTTAAAGGTATTGTGTGGGGGCCAAGAAATCATGATAATAATATTTATACTTGTTTAGAGTTTGTTATTCATAATAAAATAGAAGGCTTTGAACAATTAATAAAAATGATTAAAAAAGAATAATGGATATACTGGAAAGAATTGTAATAATTGAAAAAATAAAAAAAATCAAAAGAGAAGAATCTTTTATTGATGCATTTGAAAAAATGTCTTTTTACAATTTAAAAATTAATATTTTTAATGAATTAAATAAAAATAAAACATTTACAGAAAGATATAGAACAATAATTGTTCATAAGTTAAATAAATGTAAAAATAAAATTGAACTTAGAAATTTAAGAACTGAAATAAATTATAAAAAAGTAACAGAGGAATTTAGAAAATTATATAAAAATGATTAAAGAAATAGTAAAAATTGGAACAGATGTTTTAAGAGAAAAATCTAAACCAGCAGAGAATAACGAAAAAACAAAAGAAATTATACAAAATCTAAAAGATACATTATTATCAATACCAAATGGTGCTGGACTTGCAGCTCCACAAATAAATGAATCATTACAAATATTTGTTACAAGAGATTATAAAAATGATATCAGAGATAATATTTTAGTTTTTGTAAATCCAGAAATTATTGAGTATTCAGAATTAAAGGTTTCAATACCAGACGGTTGTCTTAGTATACCAAATGTTTCTTTTATGACTCAAAGAAGCTCTTTTTTAAAAGTAAAATATTTTAACGAAAATTTTGAAGAAGTAGAAGAGGAACTTTCAGGATTTCAATCTGTTGTTTTTCAGCATGAATATGACCACTTGAATGGCATTTTATTTATTGATAGACTTGAAGAGAAAGATAAATATTTATATAATCAATATCTAAACAGAAAAGAAAAAGGTGAAAATGTAATTGTTGCAAATAATTTTATTGAAAGTAAAATTATCGAAATGACATTTGTAAAAAATGATAATATTTAAAAAAATGAATAAGTTTTTATTGTTATTATTATTGTTTATAAATTATAATTTATTTTCTCAATGTGCATGTGTTTATAGAGATTGTTCTGGAGTTTTGAGATGTATATTATTTTCAAATTGTGGTGGTTCAATAAATAGTTGTGCTCAATCATATGGTCAATGTGGAAATAATGCTTGTAATCCAACTTGTGGAAATACTGTTCAACCATGTCAAATATATCCTGGACAAGGAAGTTGTTTAATTAATACTATGCCAAATGGAGCTTGTTGGTATGCAGGAGGTCAATGTAATACTTCTGTAGTTTGTTCAGTTGTTTTACCAGTTGAATTAATTCATTTTACTGTAAACGATATTGATGGTGAAAATATTATAGCTTGGTCAACTGCTTCAGAAAATAATTCATCACATTTTGTATTATTTTATAGTAATGATGGTGAAACTTTTATTGATATGGTTTATCTACCAGGTCAGGGAAATTCATCAGAAATTTCAGAATACAATGTTAGACATGTTGATTTTAGTAAAACTATTAATTATTATAAAATAGTTCAAGTTGATTATGATGGATATAAAACTGAATATGGTCCAATATCAATAGATAATACAGATGTCAAAAAAGAAATTACATTAATAACAAACATATTAGGTCAAGAAGTTACTAGTGATTATAAAGGTTTAGTTATTATATATTATAGTGACGGAAGCAATAAAAAAACAATTTTTTAATTATTTTTT